AGCATTGCCACTAGATGAGTACAATGCACCTGAACCAGTAACTCCCACAGCAACACGAGTTACTGTTTGAGTGCTGTAGATTCCAGTATTACCACCGACTACACCATAGCTTGCGCCTGGGTTAGTAGATGTGCCACCTGATTGTGCAGTTGAGTCTGGATTTTGGAAACCGCTGTCAACGATACCACATGATAGAATCACGGATTGACCAGATGTACCTGATAAGTTCACTGGTGTATTAGTTGGGTTAGCACTAGGTTGAGTAGCAGAAACAGTGAATGTTGATGCACCAGTTACTTCAAGTACCCAGTATGTTGTACCACCAGTAAGACCGCCAACAGTAGTTGCTGGTACGAAAGGTGTACCGGCAACAATACCAAGAGTCGATAGAGTTTGAGAAACAGTAACTGCTTCAGTAGATGCACCAGTACCAGTTAAGGTTAATAGAGTAGCTTTCGCTATTTTTAGAGGACGTCCCATTTGTTTTTCCTTTATAATGTTCGCGGGTTCTAGCCGCTACGCAGTGGGTTACTGCATAAATTCTCCGAATGAGAATGTACATTCTATTTATCTAACCGCATGGGAAAACACCATAAATACATTATGGCATTATTAAATTCAGCGAAAACACCACTAATTTGGACTTGGGCTAGAGCACCGGGAGACAACAACGGACCGGAGAATCGTATTGCATTTAAAGAAAGAAATCTTAGCATTGCTGAGGAAAATTGGATAGATGAGATTGACCGACGACTCGGAGACTATTACTATATAGAGTTTGTACACCATGATGCATTTTCAGTGTACGATATCACTACCCTTATTCCAGATGACATACTGGCCCGTATTAAATTAGGTGAGGTGACATTAATTTTAGCTACGACTGGTCATGGATATCACGAAAATGTTGAGGGGGTTTACAGAGATGTGCTAGTGAAGCATTCTATTGACCCCAAAAATATAATCATACGAAGTGAATCGGCTGACATGTTGGAGGAGATTAATGTCATCAGTAGAAAGTACAATCTTCCTGTATGTAGATATGAGTGGGCTACTGAGTTTGAAAGGATGATGCAGGACTATCCTAAGTACACTGACCACATTATCCCCGTGACACTTCAAATTAAGGAGTATGAGAAGAAGTTTCTCAGTTTCAATGGTTTATGGAGACCACATCGAGGTGCTATTGTTAATTTGCTGTCGGCCTTAGGTGTGCTTGATAAAGGATTTGTTAGCTATAACTCAAAGGGTTCATATATGAATGGTAATGACACCTATGAATTCCTGCAGCAATTTTTAGGTTACAATACAGAAGTGAAAAACTTGTTGGAGAATACCGAGAATGCACTAAGAAAACTAGACAAACTTATCATCGATATTGATGAAACTTCTTCTGTCAACGCTGCAAACATTCTTGCAACTGATAAGGATCTATACGAGAATAGTTACTTTAGCGTAGTGACCGAGACTAGTATACCATTGAAGCCATTCAGTCATCATTTTGAAAGTAACACTGATACCGGTAGAATATTAAGCGAAAAGATTTTCAAGCCGGTAGCACTACGTCATCCGTTCTTAGTAGTATCTAATCCAAAGACACTAGACTTGTTCAGAAGTTTAGGCTACAAGACATTCTCACCGTTGATAGACGAGTCTTACGATGACGTAGACGATACGGCACAGAGATTATTGATGATAGCAAAAGAGGTCAAACGCTTATGCGAATTGACCCCTGATGAGTTAGCATATTTCTTAACCGAAGCTAAGAAGATTTGTGACTACAATTTAGATGTGATGACAAACAAGAAGTATTTCATCCATCCACTCAATTAAATTGTGAAACCACCATCGCCGTAGTTCTTGCGTTCTTTGACCGGATCGTTAAGTTTATCAGCGATGACATTCTTTAGCACATAACGTTCTTCCATAATATCTCTACACTTCAACGCTCTACGGCCTACTTCTGCTAAGTCGAACATCTTTTCTACTCGATACTTTTTAAAGTCGTCTTCTAGTTCCCACACACGTGCATGAACGTCATACAACTTATCAAGTTCCTCTTTGATTAACTCAAAATCGATATCTTTTAGTTGATCCGTGTAGAAGTCTAGTTCTTCTTTGTTGTTGCCAATCTTTGCGAACTTCAATTTTGCGATACAATACCGGTCTACTAATTCGATTACTGGGAATTTCATTTTACATCTACCTCTGGGAAATATTTTAAGAACAGATCATGTGGTTGGTCACGAACTTTCTTGATACGCTGACTAATTTCGTCAAAGAAGTTCCATGCAAGTGGCATGAATAGAATTTTGTCATTTGGGGAGAAGTTCATTAGAGCTTCGATTGACTTGATAGGAGTGTTGTGTCCTGGACAATACATATCTTGTTTCAAAGGACTATCATCAATGATGAGATCAAGTGGAGTCTTGATATAGTTCAATAATGTATTTCCCTTTGCTGCTGCCCCGTAACCAATAATCTTATACCCTTGTTCACTGTATGCGTTCAAAACTGACCTCAGTTGCCACGTGTTTTGATAAACAACCTTCTCCCATACTTTGTACGTTGTCGTGTCAAGTAACTTTGATTCGTTCTTTAGAACGTTTGTCATGTGGAAGAAACGTTGTTTGGTCTTGCTTAATACAAACACATAACTATTACCATGAATCGGCGTCTTGATTACATCAATAAGATTTAAGTTAGCACGTTTGGCTAGTTCGTTCATGCTATTACTGTTGAAGAAATTGATATGCTCATGGTAGATTGTATCAAACTCATTGTTCAATACCATGTCAGCCTGACTAGTTTGAATGAACAATAATGTGTGATCGTCCATCAGTTGCTTGCATGTTTCTAAGAACTCTAATGGATTAGGATTATGAGCAAAAACATTCTGTGCAGTGATAGCATCGAAGCTACTATGAACTTTGTCTACGATATTAGGACCAAAGTAGTCACAGATTACGTTGTGATTCTTCGAGCTTGTTGGATATATGTTCTCTGCCGGGTCGATTCCAAAGGTGTTGATGCCTAGATTTCTAAATGAGTTTAGTTGAGTACCGTCATTACATCCAATGTCCAGTACGTTGTTTGTGGTATTAGTCATTGTCTCTAGAACATAACCAGCAAACCAATCGCTGTAGTCTTTTAGAGTCTGACTAGTACCAGCCACATATAGATAGTTTGAATAGATTACTTTAGGGTCTACTGTATGTGACAACTGCAAGTGACAGCAATCTTCACATAGGTTTACAGCAAGTGGATATGTATCTTGTGTCTCTGGAGCATACTTTAAGTTGTTTGCTAGTGGCTGATTGCCTAAGTTTAATGATGATGTTAGATTAGTGCTACCGCAAGCTAAACAAGTTTTATTTTCTGTTACGTTACTCATATTTGATAAATTGATTTCTGTTCGAGAAGTTAGCCTTCTCGAACTTATCAACGAATTCTGTAACAATGGATTCTACTGTATCAGTGAATTCAAAATCATATGTACGCTTGAACTTAGATGTATCCATAATAAAATCATACGCACCAGAAACGTTGATGGTCTCTTGTACCTTTGCATCTAAGATTTTACTTACATAACCACTTATGTTTTCTACCGTATCAGCAAAGCTAGATATATTATAAACTCCTGAGATTGGTTTGTCAACTATAGATTTAACCGCGCGACTAATATCATTGATACCCAAGATTGGTCTAGTGATTGTCTTGTTATTGATTGTGACGGTGCCATCATACAATGACTTTTTGGTCATTGCGTTAATCATCAATTCTTCACGTGTGTTTGGACTCCAACCATTGACAGTTCCAAATCGTAACCCAATGATAGTGTATCCATCTTTGATAAACTTCTCTGCTTGTACGTCAAGCGAATACTTAGTTAGGTCATAGTTGTTGATGGGTTTGAACTGTAGTGGGATATCCTCAGTTGAGATAGTATTACTTGATCCATAGACACTACCACTACTCGCATATATTAGTGTCTGAGACTTGTCTAGCTTACTGACCAAGCCAATGAAATTGTTTACGTTATTCACCCAGCTTGAAAGTACTGGACCATCACACATTTTAACAGAGCTATGTCCTGCTAACAGTATGATGGCGTTGTATTGTGATAGTTCTTGCTTAGATAACCTATTATAGTCTCTAACCTCTGTATGAGAATCGGGTTGACCAAACCAACAAATATCGACACTATGAATGTCGTATGTGTTGTGTAGATCGTGAATCAGTCTTGAACCAATATATCCGTTTCCACCAATAATAAGAACTTTTTTAGCCATACGATATTTAGTATCGTATGTAAGCCTTATTCAGTTCCTGTAGCAGGATGATTTGCGCCCAAGTCAGTGATGCTAAATGCACCAGCAGTGCCAGCAACGTTGATATATGCAATATAGTTACCTTGACCTACATAAAAGTCACTCTCAACTGTATTTGCCGGTATGATTTGGCAAGCTGTCAAGTTTGCTGTTACGCTAGAGTTACCTGTATTAACTGCAATAGCCGATGTGGTTGTTGAAATTTTTACTTTGTCTGTGGTGCTTGCTGCGGTACGTTGACTTGTACCGTTTGCTGTATAAATTACTGATGCCATTTTGTTTTCCTAATTATAATCTTCCGACGGCGACTTCGATTACGCCCTCAATACCGTCAAAGTCTTCTAGTGCTTTGCCGATAACCATACCCATCTGTGGGTTGTTCCATGGTCTTGCAAAGCCGTTGCCTGCACTAACCATCATATCACCTTTACGTACTTTGCCTCTTACTTTACACGGCACACGACCTTGCAGAGCGATAGCTACCGCAATGCCTGGACATTTTGCATTCATTGCATATGCTGGATCAGTTGATACTACACCTGCTACTCTTGTTGTGCCGTCTTCTGCGATAGTAACTTCTTTTTCACCACCAAATGCTAGAACAGTTCCTGGATCATAAACTTGATCTGCTTCATAATATTCTGCCAAGTCAGCGTATGTTGCTTGCATTCTAGAACCTGCAGTAAGAATCCAATTACCAGTGATATTACCTACAGTAGTGTTTGCACCTGTAGAGATATCAGTAGTAAGAATGTTACCACTATGTATACCCGAGAACGTAGTTGCGATCAGTGCACCGTTAGCCATGTTTGCACTGAAAATTGTATTTGCAGTTTCAACGATATTACCGGTAACTGCATTTGCAAAGATTGGGTATACAATACCAGTTGTACCAGTAGTGACATTAATAAAATCAGCAACGTTTGCATATGCAACGTTTAAGTTAGCAACACGTGTTGTACTTGACACTGCTAAAGGTGCAGTGCCTGTTACCACTGTGGTAATTAATTGTCCTGCAGTAATGACGTTACCTGCATTTACGTTACCAGTTGCAGTGATTAGTCCCGCAGTTCCTAAATTACCTACGTTAGCATTACCCACTGCACTTATAGTGTTACCTACGAATAGTGCATTTGATGTTTTGGTAAATGTGAAACCTGATGTTGCGTTTGCTAATCCCGCATCATTAAACAATACTTGAGTATTTGAACCATTGACAGACAAGTTACCACTAATGTTACCTTGAACGTTACCAATGAAAAACGGAGCAGTAATATTACCTGTAGCAGTAACTAAGCCGGTTCCTATATTTCCCAGATTAGCATTTCCAGTAATAGATAAATTAGCACCAACCAAGAAAGCAGTAGAACGAATGTTGCCAGTAGCAGTAATCAAACCACCGGTATTGATGTTACCACCGCCAATATTACCTGTAGCAGTGATTAATCCGCCGGTACCCAAGTTACCTACGTTAGCATTGCCACCTGCGCTCAATGTGCCTGCGGTTGCTAGGTTACCGCCAGTGACAGTACCAGTAGCAGATAATAATGTTGACTTAAATAATCCAGTTGCTGCATCTATTGAGATATTAGCATTAGAGCCCAACGCATAGTTAGCGGTTGTATTTCCGCTAACGAATACAGGATAGAAGGTTCCTGTAGTTTGAGTAGTTGTAACCCCAAAATCACTTACGTTTGCGTAAGCTACAGATAAGTTAGCTACACGGGTTGTACTAGTGACAACTAAAGGTGAGCTACCAGTAGCAATGTTTGATACTAATCGAGATGCAACTATGTTTGCAGTTCCATTAATGTTACCAGCAATGTTGGCATTACCATTAACCGACAAAATTCTATTGTTGAAATCCCAAGTGATGTTGCTATCACCTGATAAGATTCCTGAGTTATTGAACTGAATAGAGTAAGTAGAACCGTTGGCCGCAGCAGCGCCACCGCCACCTACGGATGTAATCGCTAATGCGTTTGGACTATTTGTATACGTCAATGATGTACCTACTGCTGCTGTTGATAGTACAGAGTCTGTATACAAAGTTACGTTGCCTGACGTAGGGAAGTCGTTTGCAACTTTAACGTAGAAAATTTTACTGTTGACGTTACCGTTTGCAGTACCGTTAACACCACTGATAGTGACTGAAGTTCCGTTTGTGTATGGAATACTTGTTGCAACGCGCATCACGATCGGAGTTGCATTGGATAATGCAATGATATTAGCGGTGATTGTGCCTTTACTAGACCAAGTCAAGTTCCCAGTACCGTCAGTTTGAAGCACATAACCAATAGCACCACCACCTAGCTTAACGTTACCTACGTTACCTAAGTGAATATTGTTTGTAGTGTATAATGCTGTATTGCCGGGCTGTAAACTATTACCACCTGAGTTTTGCCAAGTACCAGTGCTAGAAACATATGTTAAAAATTGACCAGTCTGTGCATTGTCAATATTTAAGTTACTGCCACCGCTTCCAGTAACTTGACTGAAACTGATGTTTGAGTAAGACGTTAGTACTTCAATGTTCTCGTTAGGTACAGACTTACCTATGAACAAGCGTTTAGCATCTGTGGCCCAGCCGAACTCAGCCTCGTCTAATTGCGGTAGATCAACTAGGTTACCTGTTCGTTGCTGGATTTTTGAGATTTGTATGATAGCCATAAGTGAATTCTTTAAAGAGTATCACTTATTTATCTTATATCATCACAGGAACTTCATGTAGAATTGTTCGACTCGACGGAACCACATATCAGAATATTTGTTGAATTCTGCGCCCTCGATGATGAATTCTTGATATACTGAGTTAGGGTCACACATAAAAATGACGCCTTTTTGAATCTTTGTTCCGTGAACTTCGTTGTGAGCATTAGCATATGCTGCTAATTGAACAAAGTAATCATCGATCCATTCACGCTTTTTGGGCTTATTTGTTTGTTTATGATCCATAATAGCTTCTGCCCCACCATGAACACCGCATAAGTCAGTAGTACCGGCATACACCTTAGGAAAATATAGTGGAACTTCTGTGCCCCAATATTCAGTGCAGTTAACCATACCTTGCATGATGATAGAGCGAGCCATACTGTTGCTTTGGATACTGTACGGGTTAGAACCGGGTTCTCCTAGAACACCTGTCTTAACATAGTCTTCAAGCCACTTGTGCATACGAGTGCCTCGGCCAGCAGCTTCGGTAGTGATAGCTTGCGCTTTCTGTGTTCCCACACGCTTCCTCCACTCGTTAAGTGCTTTTTTGGATTCTTCTGATTTGGTTGCGTCTAAGATCGTAGTGACGCTGGGTAGCTTTTCACCATCAGGTGTTGCATATCTACGCCCTTCAGGTGTGTCAATGCGTTTGATGGCTTCATATTTAAATTTGTCTGGTATGTACATACGTTATGATAACATCATCTATAGAGTATGTCTATGGATTAGGTTATATCCAATCAGGGTTAATATCCGGTATTGACCTATGATTAATTTTAAAAGTATCTTTAGTCGTCACAAACGATGTTGCAGGCAACACTTTGATGTCACCGTGAAGTCGTTTAATTTCTTCATTGACATAATCAGACAGAACTACTTGAGCTTCAAGTCCATCGTGACCGCATGGTAATTTTGGACTATCATATGTAACTTCTACAAAACTTCGATTGGTGTAATAGTCAATAGAGTTTGTAGTATAGGTTGTAGTAGGTAACTTTGTTCGAGCTTCCTCTAAACCCTCATGCCTAAAATCACCTGAATAGTCTGACATAAGATAAGGAATATTGTGTGATTTGAATAAATTAGCCAAAGATAGCTTATAGATCATTGTTCTACGATAGAAGTTTTCGTGGCTCCAATGTTCTAATAGATTTTTCTCTTCTGGGCCTCTAGGGGAACCCTCAGGCATACAGATCAGCTTGTAATCGTTGAGTTTAAAGGTAGCCCTTTGTCCGGGAAATATATTAAACCATTGCTCTTGGCGCCAATACTGGCTCCAAGCAATGATTACTAATGGTTTACTACCTGTAGGGAGATTCTCGTACACATACTCATAGGTACGACGGTGAATACTGTCATTGCCGCACCCTTTAAGGGCCAAATTGACTATTGGTACGCCTAATTGTTTAGCAACTAGTGCTGGCCAGGCTTGTTCTTTAGGATTATCTAATCCCTGTCCGTATGTAAAACTGCAACCGTTAGTTACTAAATGTGTTATTTCTGTCATGGATGCTTCTTTCGATAGTCTTCTACCGCAGCTTTGATTGCATCTTCTGCTAAGATAGAACAATGTATCTTAACTGGTGGTAATGCTAATTCTTCGGCGATTTGGCTATTACGAATGTTAACAGCATCATCCAAATGCATTCCCTTAACCATCTCAGTGACAAGACTCGAACTGGCGATTGCTGAACCGCATCCATATGTCTTGAAACGAGCATCTCTAATAATGCCATTTTCATCTACCTTAATCTGTAATTTCATTACGTCACCACATGCGGGTGCTCCAACCATACCTGTACCAACAGTATCGTCTATTTCGAATTTACCCACGTTGCGTGGATTTTCGTAGTGATCTACTACTTTGTCTGAATAAGCCATTATACTCTGAAACTTTCTCCACAACCACATCTATCACGTTCGTTGGGATTTCTAAACTCAAATCCCTCATTCAGTCCGTTACGTACATAGTCAATTGTCATGTTCTGTATATATGCACAGCTTTTAGGATCCACAAATAAACTACACCCTTCGCAGTCTATTTTTATATCTTCGGGGAAGGGTTGGTCAACGTACTCAAGTACATAGGCTAAACCAGAACAGCCTGTCGTCTTGACGCCTATTCTGATTCCTATGCCTTTGCCTCGCTTGGCGAGTGTTTGTTGTACTTTTTTGCTTGCTTTGTCAGTAAGAGTTATCATTACTTCATTGCTGATTTAGCCATTTGATTGACGATTTCTTGACTTTTTGTTTCGTCATTAGATGTGTTAGACATCTCTTGTTGGCCTTTAAAGATAACACTATCACCTTGGATGTTAGTGATAATGTTATTGAGTGGGGGAGTTTTGACCAAATCAAACAAATTAGATTTGTCTAATATGATTCCGCTGTCATCCAAATATTGAATAAGCTCGTCGGTAGTCCAATCAGACTTTTCTTTGCCACTCTCGATGTTGCTTTTCAACTGACCGAGAACAGCAATAAGTCTGATGGTTAGAGGATCAGGACCAGCTAGTTCGTATAGAAACATTGAGATTATCTCTTTGCTCTACCAACTCCGCCGACTGGCTCGATTTCTGGTTCTTCTACGGGACCAAGATCAGCACCCATGTCATCCATACCAGCATCAATATCGTCCATGCCTGCGTCTAAATCATCCATACCAGCATCAATGTCACCTTCAGCGCCTAGATCATCTGTACCAAATGCTTCTGCACCCATGTCACCTTGACCAGTCAATGAGTTAACTGCTGACTTCAAGCCAGCTTGTACTTCTGACAATGTAGATGCTAGAGTAGACAATTGTTGAGTAACTTGGTCATTGAATGCTTGGCTTTCAGATACGCCAATTTCGGATTCAATACTTGTTACAAGAGCAGGAAGTTCTTTAACTTGCATCTGACCAACTTCTTCTAACATCTTCTGTACAGAATCAGAAAGGTCTTGAGCAGCCAAGTAAACTTGTGACTTCTCGATTTCTTCGTTCTCAACAACGATACGTGCTTTAGGACGTGCGCTTAGTTCAGCAAAGTGTGCCGACAATGCTTGTTCCATGAATACCATCTTCATATAAGAAGGGCTTGTTTGCTCTCTATAGAAGTTAGGTGATTGCTTAGACTCGCTCATCAATCCACGTACTTTACGTAGCATGGCTTTAGTAGCGTCCATTGGCATTTTTGCTACGTTGAATGGCATTTCATAATGCTCGTTTAAAGCACGTGATGCTGTAGCAATTTTTTTGTTATCGAATTCAGTTAATTTCATAGTTGTGGGTTCCAAGACTAATATAAAGTATTTATCATTTATGGCTTAATGTTATGGTTTTTTATTCCATCTTCTCGCTTGCCATGACATAGATTCATTGATGAATCCATTCAATTCTTCTGCAATCTGCTTTTTCTTCAGTTTTTCTTCAGTTAATTTAGCAGCATATATTAACTTGTCATCTGCGGTTTTTGCTCGTTTCAACAACGTAGTATGCAAAGTAATATCGGCTTCAACACTACTCAGTTTGAAGTCTAGAATAATGATTCTCTTAGCCTCTGCAATGCGGTTTCGTTTATCATAACTACACCACGTTGCTGCGCTTTTGAGCGTGTTGAATGGTTGTTCCAAAGAAGAAGTCTCGCTAGATACAATGAATGTCTCACCTTGTTTCTTAATATGGTATAGATTGTACATGCAATACGATCCAGGACCGTCTGAAATAATGCTCAGGTCCTGTAATTCTGCCATAACTTTCTTTGGTATAGCTTTGGTTATACGGTTGATTGTCTTGTCATTAATCATTGCTTATCACTTTAAAGTAAATGTTCCTTAGTTCATCTGATGTATCTAAGAAGTTAGGAAGTTTTTCCCACTCAGTTTTGCACAATATCATTGGGATTCTATCGCAATCAGTGTACAATGCACCTAATTCAGTTATACCGTCATCAAAAACGCTAATGTGCGGAACTTCAAAGTCGAAAGACCAACAGTCATATTGTTCATCTTCTACTTGCTGAAATAAGAATCCAAAATTGTCTAACTCATCAAATCGGATCTTCATCTTTTCTGGGTTACGAGTAACTTCTGGAAGGGAACGTAATGAGATAGCTTGGATGATAGTATCAAAATTACACTGTGTATTGCGCTTGTACAGCCACTCTGGATTTATCTGATCCTGAGATCGGCTACGGTTTAATACACCTGTTGGGGTAATATCAAACAACGTGTAGCAAGTTAATGTATAGCTCATACTACTATTTAACAGCCGTAAAAAAACCCGAGAAATTCTCGGGTTCTTTCAATTGACTAGTGATTAACCAGTGAATGTAGCTGTAGCTGTAGTAGTTGTACTAGCAACACCTGCTGCTGTGAAAGCTGCGTCAAGTGCTGTAGTGTCCCAAGCGCCTACTGGGTAAACAGCAACTGCTAATGTGTCATTAGAAGCGTCTGTGTACTCATACAAATAAACAGTAGCCAATTGTTGAATTGTTTGAACTAGAGTGTTGATTTGAGTTGTAGTGAAAGCGCCAGAAGCTGTAACTGTGAAGAAGTCTAGCTTAGGACCTTGAGGTTGAACTGTAGCTGCTGATGTAACAGCGTTAACTGCGCCAACTGTGTAGCCGAATGCGTCATAGACGCTTACTGGTTGATAGTCACCATGTGTACGTGTAAATTGTGCCATTTTAATATTCCTTTAAATGTGTTGAAGCCTACTGCTTCATGAATATATTTATGCCTGATACAAAAAAACGTCGGTTTTGGCTCACTTTTTTTGGATACTTTTGCTAAACTTTCCCTGATCTCTGGCCTTGATAGCACCTAATAGCTTGCGCTCTAGGATCGCGGCCTTCTCTGGATCATAGTGTTTGTTAATCATTTCTAGCAAGTTTATTGCACTAGTAATGATGTTATGGGCACGGCTTTCAATGATATGATTAGTATCACGAGTTTGACCGATTGACTCAAGTTCTTCCAGCAAGGACCTAGTGTTGCGTTGCATATAATGTGTTCCTAATAGTATTTATGATTTATTTCTTCAAATCGTTCAATAGTGATTTGAGCTTATTACCACCGGTTACGTTTGCAGTTACTCGTTTTTGTACAGGTTCTAGCACTTCACCTGTAGTTTGATCGATGATAGGATCTGACGATACTAATGTAGATTGAGGCTTTAGTCTACTCATAATGTCATTGGGGCTTGGTGCAGGCTTGTACTTCGCTTGCTGTGCTGCATAATCATCTGGATCACTGTCAGAAATACGCATAGTTTCGATGTTATAGTCCAAGTCAATCTTCTGACCCACACCTGTCGAACTGCGCGACTTCATACACTGAATCTGATACTTACCACGTTCGCGCATACTACGACTTGTAAAAATACCAAACACGTTATCTGCTGTGTTAATCTTTGAGATACCACCTGCAATGTGACTATGATCGAATTCAATTTCATCGACCGCAGTACGGTTCAATTGAGAAGCAGTAACTAACAAGATACCAAGTTCCTTAGCTAAGTTACGCAATTCTTCTGCTACGTACTTGTCTTTAATGAACTGATCGTTGGGACTGACTTTAACTGACACTGGCATAACCAAGTCAAGATAGTCAACCATCACAAAGTCAACTTTGATACCTGTCTGAATCTGTACTTCTTTCAAGTATGAACGAATGTCGTTTACGTTACTTTGAGCAGGCATACCCTTAACACGATATTGACCGGCTTTCTTACCAGTCATCTTGACTTTGAGGGCAGTAGTATCGATATCCTTACGAATATCCTTTGTACTCATCATTGTCAACATCGCATCAGTACGCAATGAGGTCAATTCTTCTGAAAGTTCCAGTGAGATATAAACACCACTCATACCTTGTTGCAGCCAATTCAAAGCCATGTTCATCATGACCAATGACTTACCTGAACCCGAGCCACCTGCGAAGATGTTCAACTCACCACGACTGAAACCACCATACAATAGCTTATCCATCTGAGGCCAACCTGTAGATACTTGACCACCTGCATTGAAATACTTGTTGATACGCATTGCAGGATCAGCAAAGTAATCAGTACCCATGTCACGTTGCAAGCTAATCTGAACCGCGTCTTTGATTAGTTTCTCAACTGGATCAAACTCACCTTTCTCAAGTAAGTCAGCCGCTGTTAGAATCGCACGTTCTAGTTCTTGTCTACGAGTGAAAGATTCAAACTCATCCAAGAACCAGTCATAGTGACCTTCATTAAGTTCAGGGATAGTTTCTAGTTTGACCCCTGTCGTTGCTTCTAACAGTTGTGGATCAGGGATAGTGCTGTATTTTTCTGTGTTTTCTTTGAATGCTTCTACTACTGGTCTCAGTGACTTGTCAAAGTTTGCAGGGTTGATAATGTTAGCGACACGTGTATATAATTCTGCGTTGGACAGCATCATACGTAAGAACAATTTCTGTACGTCTGTTGTGTATTCTAGTTTAGGCTTAGAATCCTTTTTGTTTGCCAATTTGTTTCTTCCTTAATTCAATCTTAATCTTACTGTTTGTTGCGTTTTGTAATATACTTAACAAGGTCGGCAGCTTGCCATATTTATTGATAGCATCGTTAACGTCTTTAACGTCACTAGACCAAGGGGGTAAACTAACTTGATACCCTAATTCCAATGCTCTATCAATGATCTTTAATCCTGTCTTGTCATAGTCTGGAACAACAATGACTGGTCTGTTTAGTTGTGCAATTAACTGTGCTTGTTCGTTACTGATATCATCGTGCATCAGTGCAACGCCGTTGATACTTAATGCATCGAAGATACCTTCGGTTACAATACATACTTGCCAATCTTCTTTTTGTGTGTCAATATTGAAGACATAACCAGGCTGTTGAATGTTAATGTACTTGGGAATCTTATCGTCAGTGTATCTACTTGTGTGACCTACTACTTTGTCTTTGTAGAAGTATGGTACAATGATTCTGTTCTTGTTTCGTCCAATATCATTTGGTGTTACTTTGAAAGGATAGCTATCGTATTCGATGCCTCGTTTTTCTAAGTACTCGATGTATTTGAAATGATTAGGATCTTCTAAGTTAAGATCGACTGCTCCTGTAGGTAGTTTCTGCTCACCAAACTTGATCTTGACTCTTTTGGTTGTTGTCTGTGTGAAGTCTAGTAAGTCTTTATTCTGTAGACTTTCAAAGCTCCATCGTTGAATTTCAAGATCGTCAATGCCACACCAACTCAATAGATTACGGGTTTTCTGTGAGATACTTCTGCCCATTGTGAAGTTGCACTTGAACCCACAGTTGAAGCAATGCATAGTCCAGTTCGTTTGACCGTCAAACTTCAACCCACCTCGCATTCTGCGATCAGGCTTATGTCCAAAGTGGCTGCAACACACAGCATTGAAACTAGTCCAACCACTGCCTGTGAGCTTCTTTTTACCGGGAATAATAGTTAATATATCAAACACATTGATAGTATAACAGGACTGTCTTGAGTAATCAAGACAATAGGACGCTTATCTAGCCAATATGTTAGTCACTGCGCCCGCATTACTCTGAAATACAGCACGTACATAAGGATGGAATCCATTGACCACATAACCCTTTGTATCAGATACATTCGCTAAGTTGTTGTCTGTGACAATAGTATACCAATCACCATCAACGATAGTAGACCCTTGAATAGTAAGATTACCATAGAATTGGGTGAATTGAGCTTGAATAGACAAGATAGGATTATCATCAGTGGTAATCACGCTAGTGAAGTATGTAACACTATTCGAATTGCTATTGTTTGCAGTATTAGGGAAAATCTGTCCTGTAGGGATAGTAACTGATTGTGATGGAACAAAGCTAGGCAAGATACTGTTGACGATGTTTAGATCACCTCTACCACCTGCGTTGCTATCTACGAATACAGGGAAGTCAAATGAACCCACTGGAATCTCTAGTGTATAATAGCACTTCTGAGCATCGATATTAACAAGGTCCGCAGCATTGAGGAACAAGGATGTGATGCCAGTTGCAGCAAATTGAGGAGTAAGAGCCTTCTGTAATAGAAGTTCATTGCCCTCATAGTTCAGAATACGACAAGTAATCTCTTTACCCGTGATATCAACTGGCTTTTGCTCTTGGTTCAAGAACTGGAATTGTAGTTGATTATCAACCCCTTTGTGTAAAGTTAACGGTTTAGCGTAGACTGGCATATATTTCCTCGGTGATAAGCCCGTGAGTAAGACAACAATTTGACGTTGCGTATAGAGAAAGACTGATGTTGAATACACTATGTGGGCTCCTAATATTATATTTATGTTTCTTTTGCCCGATAATAAATACTCTGTGATTCAAAATGAGTTCTTCAAACGCCTAAGCGAAAACCACCCGTTCATTACTGTTTGTTCGTACGCCAACCAAGATTATGTTGGAATCGTTCAAAACCGTGATGATGTTGTCACCACTATATACGACTACGGGGCGATTATCGACTCCGCCGTAAAAGAACGTTTCCTAGAACTAGGAGATATATGGTGGTGGGAAAGCAACAGACTTATACCTATCAACTTGTTCTTAAAAGACGAATGGGCCATTTTCAGGCCCTATCTACGAACATTCAATAATAAAAGTCTAGTAATTGTACACGGTCCTACGTGTAGCATGACAGAATTGAACAAACGCCGTAGCAAACGCCGTTCAATCACACTAGTTAAACGTCTACCTTAATGTCCTTGTTCTTCTAGTAGATTCATGTGGACGACTACTAGATGTGCGTAGGCAATTGCGTGAGCTTGCTTAAACGTATAACCATCAGAACCCTTATCCCAAACACTTGCACCTACTTCGATCCAGCGTTTACCCATCAAATGCTTCTTGCCAGGACGAATGACAGCTAATAGCATTGCCAAGCGAGTTACACTATCGACTGGCTCAGGCATCTTCTTCATGTTCTGATAGTGATTACCCAAGTGAATCAATTTCTCAACGAACTTAGGATCATTCAGTTTATCCCAGTTAGGTGTACGCATTAATGAAACAAGATGTTCCTCGTCACGCACTTGTTCATATACATGAACGTTCAATAAGTCTAGTTTGAGATAGCCACGTTTTTCTGCCTCAGTGTAATCAATCGATGCAATATTGTGTACTGCATCGAAGGGTACATCTGTTACATGAATGCCAGTTGCGTGTTTGCGAATTGGTCTGACATTGCGCATTGCCGCAGGTACGTGCTTGAGGTGAGCAAGAATCTTTTCTCTGTCACCGAAGTCAATGTCAATGTCTGAGTTAAATTTCATCGCGGTGCTACTAATCCTGCTTTGATTAACTTGAGATAGCCCTGCTGTACAACAATAGCTTGTCGTTCAGCATCTTCTACAGCTTTGTGTGAAGTCACGTGTCCACCGTCTTTTAGTTTGACACTGGTAATATCATACAATGTTCGTGTGTCTCTGATATCCCAGAAGTTCCAGGGAGTGTTTTTACCAAGTTGTTTCCATGCATGATCCATAACTACAACGTCAAAACTTGCACCGTTACTCCACGCACCTTTACTGCGATTCCAGCAGAACTTGTACAGTTGATCCATAGCTTCACTAAATGACACACGATCTCTATCACCCATAGCTTCTTCAATTGCTTCTGGGCTTTGTTTACCCCACCATTCCATCGTACCGTCATTAATGCTACGATTGTAGATTTCTGTTTGGTCTTCGATTGTAGGTCTAATTTCGATCTTGTCGATGATACCACTACCTCTTGGATCGAACAACACTGCACCAATTGTGAGTATAACACAATCAGGAGTCGTGTCCAGTGATTCGATATCAATCATTACATCTATTGCCATAATATTCCTTTTGTCATATTATACACTCAGTGCATAGTGAGTGTAAACTTTTTCGGACATGCATATACTAGTATGAGTCTCCCACCATGATTTGCAGTAACAAGGGAAACCATATTTCTCTTGCAACCAAGTCTTGGCCTCTCGTTGTTTAGTTTTGATTTCGTAGAAAGTTATGTCTTCCCATTCAGTTCCGTTGTGAATCTTCTTAGTAAACTTTCTAAATGTAATCGGTGTTTCGTCTTCTATGTATATCATTGGTATTTCAGTAAAAATATAAGGTACTTCTTTTCGTCCATGATCTTATAACCATCAGTGATGTTACCATCGACTATGTTCATTTTGATTCCATAGTTTGCTTCAATGTAATCTTCAAAGTCATACGCATCAAAATCAATAGTGGCTGTATCTTGCATGTATTCTCTACGAATCTGTTTCAATGCTGCCCAATAGTTCCAGCGGTTATTACGAAACTCCATTTCTGGACCATCGTCATCGTAATCTTGAAATGGTGGAATAGTACTCATGATGAAAACTTAATAGCAAAGAACGTAGCAAGTCGTTCATCTTCTAGGGTAAGATACCAACGTTTAGTACGCATCTCAGGTTCCCACTCACTCTTAACTAACCAGCCCTGTCCACCGATGCTATTATGTAGATAGTGCATACGTGGTCCTACATTTTGAGCAAGCCATTGTTCTTGCTCACCAGTCAATGTATTATGCCTTAAAGGTATCTTTATCGCCATGTGTTAATAAATCAAATGCGGTAGCGTATTGAGTTTCTGGTTCCATGTGAAAACTTGCGCCCCACACAATCCAAACTCTACGCTTGTATGCTTTTTGCCAGAAGACACGACCACCACTGACAGTATTTTTAGGCAAGATAATAAATGTCTCTGTCCATGGGTAGCAGTCTGCCCCGTCTGTTATAATAGAATATTCCATCATTAGTTTCTTGTATCTGTGCATGTCAATGTTCCAGCCTATACTGCGACCCCAGTTTATAGCCATTTCAATATGAACCATTCAGCATCTTGTTTCTTTTCAAAAACAAATGTTCTGCCTAACTTGGTGTGTTTACCTGTGCAGTTTTCATCGATCCATATTTCAACATCGATTGATTCATATCTGTCTTTCAGTCGTTCTAATTCAACTTTAGTCCAACCACCTAACACTAGCATGTCTATCATAATTTCGTTATCTAATTCTTCTTGAATTTCTTTAGCAAGGTCCTCAACTAACTCGTTGCTATAGTTAGCGTCATCGTCAATTGTCCATGTTGCAGTAATCATTGTCATGATATGTATTCTTTCATGGTGATTTCTTCATACTCACCTGCGAATGCGATTCTAAAGACTTTGGCAGCCTCACTCCATTCAAACTGAACTACATCGTAGTCTCGGCTATACACACTGCCCCATTCGACATGAAAGCGACTGAATGGACCACTATCAGGATATGCTTCTGCCCACCGGCACATGTCAGTAGTACACTTTTTTACTTTAAATCTATATGTGAAGTATGGACGATTGTTCCCGCCGCCTGAGTAGAAGTATTCCATCAGTCCCAACGCAATAAAAATAATGTTAGGTCTTCATCATTGCACAAGAAGATTTCACCGTTGTCAGTGATATCATCCAACCAACGAGTTCTTTCAATAGCATCTTGATAGCCAGGTTGCCCGTATGTTTCAACACACCAAGCACGAATCTCGTTGCCGTCTACTTCACCCTTACCCTTCCAGGATACAGTGTGAATCTTTCGTTGACTACCGTAGTAGTGTTCTGTTTTGTGCGTGAATGGAGTAGTCATCGGTTTAAGATCGCCCACATGTCAAGTTTGTTTTTCATGTCATCACGCTCTTTTTGTGCTTCATACCGTTTGCGTTCTTCACGTTCTCGCATGTATTTTTCTGTAGTGATTCCTTGTCGTAGCTGTTCAATCAACTCGCTAACCTTCATTGGCTTCATTTCTTCGATTTCATCATGTGCTTGCTTTAATTGTTCTTGTAAGTACTCAATTTCATTTTCAAGATGACTGATGTACTGACCAGGAAGATATTCAGTGCATGTTACGACACTACGAAAAGTACAGAATGTCTCATCCATACCTGCACGTTCAAGGTCATCTAAGATAGCACCTGGATGACGATCCATGTATGTAGCAAGTCTGACACGAACAGGGTCGTTGTCAAATTTAATAGTGTAATCAATCAATTCATTGTCTGTCATGTTCATATCCATAATAAGTAATACCACATTGCGTCTTTTTCTTCTACTTCATAGTAGATATCATCTTGTCCGATTTGCCACATTCCCCATTCTGTTCTATCCACGTAGTTCTTGCAATTCGTTTCTATCCACTTGCATCGTTCGTACCATGTGATCGGGCATGATATCGTAACTCTGGTCACGACCACCTCAACACAAACCAAGAAAACTTCTTTTCATCAATGACATTGTACCCAACTATCTCGTGATGATACCCTGACAACAGTATCTCCACACCGCATTTAGTTTCTAGGAAATGTAAGTAAGAATCTTCCTTGACCTTACCAGTGACAACTTTTGCTTCAGGTGGCAACTCAATGGGGTTTTTGAGAAATTCGTTATTCGCCTGTCTGACTACAATCTTTTTTACAAGGTCTAAATCCATCAACTCCACCTCAATACAAACATCATGTATAACTTTTCATCATGCCATTTAATATTCAACTTGTGATATTTGTTTTTACTCTTAGCAAGTGTGGCTTTATAGGGTTTCAAATGTTCTTCAATAACATCTTGACCATCATGACTGAGAATAAAGTTTCTGAAATAGCCGGCCTGAAACCGTTCATATTGTTTACGAATCATTTTACCAACTTTGTAATCATGTTGTACTGGTCAATCGCATCGCACACATTCTTCCAAGCTGCAATTTCTGCTGGTACTGGTTTCGATGCAATGTGATTGTCTGGATCATGCTCGGGACAATCTGTCCAAATACTGACTTGAATTGTATGTGAGTGAGGAGCCATACTCTCTCTCCATTCTGTGTAGTAGTCGTCCCAGTAATACAATCCATAACCTTCACTATCATCACCTAGTGTTGATTTTTTGTAGGCCAGGTAGTGTCCACTAACTTTGGGGCAAATATCATCTTCGTGTCGCCAAATACTTGTTATCATTAGAAACTCAATCTACATAAAATTATGTCACGCTCATATCTGAATTTAACTTGAATGAGGCCACGTGTGATTCTCCATCTAGCATGTCTTTCACAGTTGTCTACTCTATTATACAGCCATTCTAATACTTCTTCGTATGTTTCGGACATACTTGATGAACCGATACTAATATCGTGTTGATACCAGCCAGGACAAGTTTCCTCCCAACCACGTTTTTGGTCATAGTGTTGGATTACTATTGCCATGTCAATGAAAAAAGTACTGCATCTTCATGCTTTTCGAAAATATAATACATGTCAAAGTTATATGGACTATCGTCAGCAAAATAACAATCCCACTTCCCGCCCCGAAAATCAAAGTGACTTTCGCACCATTGCTCGATGTGTTCAGTATCAGTATTTGGTAACTTGACAAATACTCGGTGAACTAAGTCTTTCATTGCCATTTCAGCACAAACCATTCTAAGTCTTTTTTCTCACGGAACCAAAACTTTGCATTGTTAGCATACCAACGGGCATTAGGTTCCCATACACCCATTTCTGCACTTGGGCCAAACACTTCTACACACCATTCTAGCATATTCTGCCAATTAGGTCCATTCAACACTCCGGGCACCCACCAATCAAGTATTGGTTTAGCGGTATAGTATCGAGATCCGTGTATGCGGCCTTCTGAAAGTTCTAGCTCCATCGTAGTAAAAACATCATGTAATCTTTTTCATCCTTGAAGGCAACGAATATATAGTCACCTCCACCCATGTCGTTAAATGTCCACTCATTACTAGTTGAAGGATACCTGATAACTCTGTGCATATCCATTCGACTCTTGAATCTCGCTGTTTTATCCATCCAATCATAGATATCATCGTCGCCGTATCTTATACCACCTGGACCATAATCATATAGTAGGTCGTATGCGTAATGGTCCCTATTTTCAATACAATGGACAAACTTGTATCCTTGATAGAAATCTTTTACTCTGTTGGCGCAATAGGATACATCTGGGTCACGCATTCTACGATACACGGCCCATGACTTGTATCCACTCTTTTTTAGTTTACGTTCGGCTCTACTCTTTCTGCCAAAGGCTCTCAGGCGGCGTATATACCTCATTGATAACAACTGGTTTATGCCAACTATTATCAGGCTCCCAAATAAGGAAAAAAGTCGTGTAATCAATGTCATGTTCTAACCAAACCTTAAAGTCATATTTGACTGTTTTTGTTTTTAAGTTTTTACCTATCTTGTTGTCATCAGCCAATTGGCGAAGTTTTTTGCTTATGGATCCGCGAGTAAAGCCTGCAGCCATGCCACCAGCACCACTCGGGAGATGAAATTTAAGACATTTATCCACAGGCTAATTGAAAGAACATTGCGTCCTTCTCATTCAAAAACCAGAACTCAACCCATTCGTCACACATCCTGCATGAGTACAGTTCCCCGTTTGCTAATCCAAAATGCTCAACGGCAAACGCACAGCTTTCGTTCCAAGTGTTCAACCTGTCACGAAATGTGTGTGGTTTGTGTATGTCTAATTGACTCTTGTAGGGGATGCGAACCACAAAGTCGTGGTTGTCATCAATACCCCCCAGCTTTGAGGATTTCTTTGACGTTTCTGACACTTTCTGGATCTCGCTTAAATTTGATTGCCCATTGTTCTGGGTTGATGTAGTCAAGAATCATTTTAACATGATCTGGATTTAGTGTATCTAGAAATTGGGTACCACTGTTGCTATGATACAACATCCAAGGGCTGATCTTGCCCACAGTGATAAGCTGAGTAATACGATTGACGTTACCATATCTTAGGTAGTCACGACCTTGTATTCCTTCTTTTGTTGCCCATTCAATTGTAGTCTCGACACTGCGGTGAAGTGCATCCATAGCATCTTCTGTTCTAAGGTACTCACATAGGTACTTGTTGTATGTTGAGTCAGTGCACCAGCTATCGATCTTGACTTGATTCTTCAACAACCATTCAGTGAAACGATTGATATTCAATGCGTTGATTTCAACACAGTATGCACCATACTTTACAAACGCAGTATAGTAGGCACTCTTAATGAATTCTTCATACGTCTTGTTCTTCTTGGAAGCTGTATTCTTTTTGTAGAACTCTAGCCAAGACTGAAAACCTATACGGTTACCGTGTCTATCTTTCTCAAGCCATCTGTGCTTATATTCACAGATGTGCTTCAACATCGTGGTTTCTTTTACGAACTCCCTCTTGCAAAACTCACATCCATACTTCAATGGCTTGTCAGTTGCCTCGGTCTTTTTCATATTGCTCGATTTCTTCGTCAGTAACAAGTCCACTCAATACCTCAATGTCTTCAATCTTCATGTCTGGGAATACTTTCGCAAAGTACATCTTACGCTTTTGGTCAGCTACGAATGCTTTGCTAATCTCTGTGATATCACCATCGCTTGCTTTGGGATAAATCTTTTTGTAATAATCTTTGATATCTTTCTGCACTGCAGGTTCTCTGAGCAATGAAACCTTCTCTTTGATCTGAGGGATCCACTGATGAAACTGTTTACCGATACCGGGACTTGCAGCACATAGCATCTGCCACTGTAGTTTAGGGTGCTTCTGTACGTATTCGTTGAACAAGTATTTGTTAGCATACTCGTTCGTACTCATTACGTAATACCGTGATGCACCTTCACTACCTTTGATAGCACTCATCCACTTAATCATCATGAATGGTACAAACTTCTTTTGTTGTTCAGGACTGAGTCTATCGTAATAGCCATAGTCCTTCTTGTCAAGAGCAGCCAAGACTTCGAACAAGTCTAGGTCTTGATCTTGAAATTTCTCATCTACTGGTACTGCTGGTTTTTTCGTTGCCATTAATTTAATCCCGTAATCCAGTCGCTCTTGATACCTTTTTCATAGTAATCTCTAGCACGACCTGAATAATACATTACTTCACCACACATTGTACACTTATATCTGTGTAAGTCAATATCTACACAAGTGCTTTCGGTGTAATATTTCCATTCTCCTACCATCTCACCGGAGTACCAGTCTTCTTCTTCTTCCCAGCGTGAAGTTTCTCTTTGATGATTGCAACTCATATTAAAACGCCTGACTATAATCTACGATTTCACAATTTCTACTAATCTCTTTAACAAAGTAAACACATCTAGGTTTGTCACCGTCATCGATTGGAACACATAAGAACTGTCCGTTCTTTAGTCGAGGTGCATACCAAGTAACATCGTGATAGATATCAACAATCTCGATAGGTAAAAATGATGGACTGAATGAACTTAGTGGGTTAAACTCAAAAGCATTGAATCCCCTATCATTGATACTTGTAAGAGGTAATGTCTCTAAGTCTCCGTGTTCTTTTTCACCAATCAGTATCTGCCAATCTACTGGCATCTTGATTGTCTTCTCACCGATCTTTAGTACAAGAGCAGGAGCACTGAATGATTCTAAAAAGATTAAGGGAATGTAATGATAGTCTACGTTAGTTGGGTTAGAATTATCTAAGATAGCAAATCTAAGGTCATCAATCTCTTCCGGTAATGTCTCTAGATTGTAATAGTTGTTGTCGAGGGTTAATATACGCATAATGTATTATATCACTTATAGGTTAGCTTTTCAATGTCAAATGGATAGTTTGCATCTTTATAGTAGGTTTTTCTTTGCGTCAAGTGACGTTTAGCAAACTTACATGAGCTAGTGATATCCCAAATCTGCACAAAATCTTTGTCTTCTGCTTTACGAATGCCTCGACCTATTGACTGGATAACACGGACAAACGATTTACCAGGCTCCAAAAGAACCAAGTTAAAGATACGAGGTATATTGATACCAACAGCAGCGACACCATACGTGGCGATAAAGACTTTGTTAGTCGCTGTAGCAAAGTCATCATACTCTTCCCTACGTTCATTTAAGTTTGTTTCTCCTGATACGAATGCTACTTCTGGTTTATCTTTCAATAGACTAAAGATATTTGACAATCTACGTTGTAGTTCTTTGCCTGCACTGATTCTGTCTACAAGAATCAATGTGTTACCACTGTCTTTGACATCATTGATTAGTTTAGCGATTGCATCAAGTCGTTCGCTGTTCTCAGTTAGGTACTTCAACTCGCTTTGATAGTTACCAAACTCTACTTCGTCTTTCAACTGCACGATCTTAACGTGGCATTGTGCAAGTACACCTCTGTCTTGTAGTTCGCTTGCAGATAGACGACCAATGACCGGGCCTAATGAAACGAACAACGACATGAATTCAAACTTAGCCTTTGGAACTGTACCTGTCAATCCCCAGCGAATAGGAACCTGAGCAAAAGGACCAGTTAACAATGCTTTCAGTGCATCAGCTTTAGCCATGTGTACTTCGTCAACCATAACACACACAACACCTTCGATGAACTCACCAATTGGGATTTCTGCTTCTCCTGCTTTAGTGTTCTTCATCATGTTGTTCAATGATTGCCAAGTACAGATTGTATGAGTTCGTCCGGCTTCTTTACGGTCACCAAAATATACACCAACATCAAGGCCCAGGTTAATATAGTCAGCTTCCGTTTGGCGTACAAGGTCTTTATTAGGGACAATAACAATCGATCTACCATACTTCTCCACGCTCAATGATAGTGCCGCAGTTGTCAACGTCTTACCTGCACCCGTTGCTACTTCTTGAATACACTGCGGATTTTCAAGAAACTTGTTAATGATATCAATCTGATAGTCACGCAACACAACAGGTTGACCTGCTGCCGGATGCTTTGCAGGCCATACTTTGTGTTTGAACGTCTCCTCAGACACCTTGTCAAATTCGAATGTTGTGCGATAGTCACGTTGGTCATCGAGGTCAATGTCATACCCTGCACGATCAAGTACAGGTAGAATTTCTTCAAGCAAGTTGATGTACGTGCTACCACCTAGGCTGAAATAGCTTGTTTTACCATTCCAACGTCCTAGTCTTACGCTTGGAAGATAACGTGCACCTGGCACATCAAATTCAAACATCTTCATTAGAGCCTTGCGCTCTGATAGATCAAGTCCCTCAAGTTTTATGTTAACTTCGTCCCTGATTAGTAATTTACATTGTTTCATTTAATATTGATTGGTTCTGAATTTACGATGTGAATTGTTTTACACACCTTTGCTGGGTCATATGCACTCTCAAACTTCCTCATGAACCTAATTGTCACTGGGAAGTTGTAGTCACCTATGGGTAGTAAACTAACGCTAGTGTTAGTGTCGCAGTATTGAATACCATTTGCCTCTAGTTCTCTCTTTAACTTTTCTCTAGTTGAGTTAGTAACAGAAGAACCTGATAGATACGCTATATCACATTGTATCTCCTTGAGCCAAGAAACCATAATGGTTAGGTGACTTTGCTCAATATACGTGATTTGCTCACATGCAAATCTATGCTTTGGACTAATGTTGATTGTTGCATCATCAAATGTAATACCTCGGCTAGATAGAATGGCTAGTGTCTCAATACTGTCATCTAGTTTAAGATCACCAAGACTTTCATCTAACGCACTGTTTGATGCCACGATGAACCAGTTGCCGTTACGTTTGACTAGTGTGGGTTCCCAATACTTCATCAACTCATACTCAGTCAGTGTTTCAATTATGTGTTGTGTGACTTCACATTTGTGTATGACTGGAAAGTATTTGTCAGCCGCGTTCAATACAAGTTTGAGGTTGCATGTGCTGTAAGGAGCTTTGTATTGTCTCTCCTCTTTGACCCAGGTAAAACTATTCAGTTCGATCTTTCTGAAAGAATCGATGAATGTTCTATTGAATGGACACTTGAAATATATTGTGTCGTTGTCAATCTTTACATGACCCTCAGTGTATTGAGGACTAGATTCAACGACATTAACTGACCATGGCAAGTCAACCAACTTGTCAACGAATAGTTCGTGTTTGGCAAACTGTCTTTGATATTTATGCAATAACGTATCTAGTAATACTACTTGATTGGTAGTTACTTGTTTTAACGTTGCTATGTTATCAATAAACTTTTCGTCATATCTACTCATGTGGATATGACCCTTCATAAAGTGAAGTACTTGTTCGATTGTTTTAGGCTCTACCATTGTTACATTATATTTAATCGCAACAGTAAAAGCAAATTATAAGGCAAAAAAGGGGGACCGAAGTCCCCTAAAATGCGTTACCAATTAGTATTTTGTGCGACTGAAATCCCCTTCAAGTGGATCACTAACAGTGAAGTCACTTGGGATATCTTGTTCAGTGACACCGGGAGTCAAACCCTTACCCCCAAGTTGTCGCCATACAAACAAACGGTCAGCGTTTTCTTTCTGAATCCATTCATCCTTACGTTTTGCTTCATACATTGCAGGGAAGTCTGCGGCCCAAAGTTTAACTTCGTAACTGTAACTCTTAAACTCAGTGCCACCACCACCGCCACCGCCACCTGTACAGATAGTAGTGCGCTCAAAGTAACTACTACCCCAACCATCATGCATGTAAGGATCTTTCTTGTGCTTACTCATTGGTGGCTTAACTTTGATGTTGATACGACCACTCCAACCTGGGTAACCAGTAGGCTTACCTTTGTTGTAATCAGCGCGGGTATCAAAGTTTTGAACACCTTTGCGAGGGCTAGAGTGGCTGTTACTCAGAGATTCACTCCAGCGCAAGTCAAGGATGCTCACATCGTGGTATTCGTGAAACGGAGCAGCCTCACCTTTACGATCCCAACGATAGAAGTCATTTTGTGCCCCGTTAGCCCAGAACCAGCGCCAGTTGTCTTTGATAAACTGGTTCAGTTCGGCAAGACTTTTAACTTGTCCCATCTTTTCAAGGAACAACTCACGCTCTGCTTCCATCTGCTCAACCTTCTTTTCAGCACGACGGGCACTTGCTAGTTTACGCAGGTGAGCTTGGTACTTCTTTTTGTCTTCAAAGATTTTACCGTCTGCGTCACTTTTGTATGCTTGGATAATACTCATTCTTCAACTCCAAAACGTTGTTTAATCCTGTCCTTGATAACTTGAGAAACATTGCCATTGATACCATCTTCACGAGTATACCAAACCTGTTCAATACATTCCTTGACAATCAACTCGGCGAACTTTTCATAACTTATATGAATTCTGTCCCACAATATTGGATTGGGATTTGGATCAAAGGGCACATCGCCGGGGAAAGCCTCAGCAGCCAGCTCTTGTGCTCTTGCTCTGAGTTCTGCGATTCGTTCGTTCATACATTCTCCTCAACAACTTCACAATCAGTCCATTGGGTGTCTACAAAGTCCAAGGCTTCATCCTCGGTGTCGAAACAACCCAAGGCCCTGCCCAACCAACGCTCGGGACCAGTGCCATCTACGTCACCGCCCCATTCAACTTCTCTAACAACAAACTGGGTCATAACAACACTCCGTTTTCTCAATCTATACATGTATTATATGCCCAAAACGATTTATTGTCAACCAAAAAAAAGTAGTACTAAAGTACTACTAATTTTTGTTAGTCTTTTAACGTATGCCAGGATGCCATTCGCTCGTTCTCAAACTTTTCATACTGATCTAGGATCACGCATGTAATCAAATACGTTACTGCTATACTATATCCAAAAGTGACTATCGTTTTAAAATTACTCACGCTTTCTGCGTTCGTATCACCAATAGACAAACCAACAGCACCTAGTAAAAATATCACGACCATACTAGTGAGGAACCAAGCAAAGAATCCTAGCCCACGATGATCTTGATATGTGTTCATGAATGTACGGTGTAGCTTCAAAGGAAGTCGAAACAATGTACGACATAATCGCTTGAACATCCAACCAATAAAATAGAAACCTGTTTTAACTTTCATTTGTAATCTTTCTTTAACATCCAGAATAAGACTTCACCTTGATCTAGTTTACAAAGGTCACCGCTGTATTTCTTTACAGGGCGAGTCGTTGGACTAGGATTTGCTAACATGATTTGCACAGTACCTTTACCTGAACTTGGATGTGCTTTTCCAAATGCTTTTACTCGGTAGATGTTGTTGTGAAATACAACAAAGTCATCAATACTAAGTTCACGGTCAATCAAGTCTGTTGGATTTGTCATTGGCACTTGACCCCTTTGCCAAACTCGTCCATTACTTGACGAGCTTGACCACGATCACCTACTACAAACTTATAACCATCAATACATCGCATTTCAGTCATGCCATTGACGCCCCAACTGATTGTATTACCCTGAGTTGTACCATTAGTCACACCCAGGACCATCAACCCAAGAGTGAGTACAAAGACAACTACAATCATCATTTCAATCAGAGTAAATCCACGCTGTTTCATTTTGCTCTCCATTCGGTTACGCCTTCTTCTTGACCAAAGCCCATGAATTCAGCAACATAGTCGCCTGCATATTCGCAACCTGCGTCCTGTCCCATATCAGCGGCATCAGCACACATACGGACGATTAACTCGGCAAACTTGTCTGCACTAAAGCGGGTTGTCTCATAGGGCATGTTGTTAGACGGATCAATCGCAGTGTCCGGCACTTGAGCCTGTCTGTAAAGTTCTAGCATTCGTTCGTTCATGTCAGACTCCGTTTAGTGATTCAATACAAGTATTATAGCACCATATCCATTTATTGTCAAATTTCGGCATAAATAAAAGTGAGGGTCACGATGCTACCAACATCTACCCTCTCTAATGCTAAAGTATTACATTTAGGAGCACCAGCATGAATATTTATACCAGAAAGAATCCTCCCTCAGGGTTCTATGTTTACGCATACTTGCGTCAAGACAACACACCTTATTACATCGGAAAAGGTCACAACATCCGAGCATGGAATCAGCACGATAAAGGTATACATCCACCCAAGGACCAGACAAAGATTGTCATAATTGAATCCAACTTGACTGACATAGGAGCGTTAGCACTTGAAAGAAGAATGATTCGTTGGTATGGTCGCAAAGATACGAATACCGGAATTCTCAGGAACTTGACTGATGGTGGCGATGGTTCTGCTGGATATGTTCCGACAGAGGAAACAAGAATTAAAATAAGTGTAGCAGGTAAAGGCAGAAAATTAAAACCTAGAACTAAAGAGCACAGTGAAGCATTGAGTAAATCATTGACTGGTAGGAAGTTAAGTGAGGACCATGTCTCTAAAATCAAAGAAAGACCTGCTTGGAATAAAGGACTAATCGGACACTACATACAATCTGAGGAATCAAACGAAAAAAGGTCTGAGGCCCTTAAAGGAAGAATTCCTTGGAATAAGGGAAAGTCCCCGAGTAAGGAGACTTTGGAAAAGCAAAGATTAGCGAGATTAAGAAACGGGCAAAGCCCGAAATCTTAATTCTTCATACAGGTGGCCTGTGCCAATTGGCGCCAGTTAGCGGAAATCTTAACCAAGTCAGCAATCTTGAGACACATACGCAAGGACACTTCACGCAGTTTTGCATGGTTAGTATCAATGAATGCCATGATTTCGTCAGTTTGTTCCTGAGTAAAATCGTAGTCAGCAAACAGACCACCATCAGCATCACGGTGAACTTGTTTGATACGCAACATTTTGTCACGCTCGGTGTCAACAGTCAGATCCAGAAAGTGACAACGACTTTGCAATGCATCCAAGTGAGGTTGCATCTTGCTAGACTTCTTATTATCGAAAGTCTTGTTAGTGATGAAAATCACAGAGCCGTTGAAGTTGAAAGTGTTAGGGATACCCTCGTCACGCAGGATACGTGAGTCTTTGTTCCAAGATATACGGCGAGTCTTACCTGAATCCAATGCACCTTTCAGTACGTTGATAGCGTCTTGATCTTCCCAGATATCGCAGTCATCGAACACTAGAACGTTCTTGGCGTCAGAATATTTGTACAGAGTAGCAAACAAACCAATACCACTCATAGCACCTTTGACAATCTCAAAGCGAGGGCGCTTGCCTGAGATTTTGTCGAACATAGATGCTTTTTCCATCTGCATAGTCACACCGTGTGACTTACCGATACCAGCAGGACCAGTCACGATCATCGCACGAATGTCACCTGCGATACAGGCGCGAGACATTTCATCAAGCACACCAAAACGTGAAGCAATGCGATCCATTGCCTGTTCATCAGTCTCCGAAACAGCCTCAACTTTTGCAGGCATACCAGACAGAAATTCCAGAGAATCTTGATTGTCAACGTTCACACGAACCTCGTCAGGACGACCGGGGAACTGACCTTCGTTCTTAACAGTAACGAAACCACCTTTGGCACCAAGTTGATAACCCTTAACCAATTGGAACACTTCACCTTTGACAGGGGTGTTACGATAAGAACCAGATTTGATGCGAACGATGCTAGACATTTGTTTCCTTTGCTTGACTGTTTAAGATTCTATTATATGCCCAAAATGATTTATTGTCAACCTTTGAGGGCTTCAAAAATCATGTTTTGAAGTTGGTGAACGTCCTCATCTGGGACATAGAAGTCAGTCAGAGGATCGTAGTACTGACCTTCTTTGGGATCGTAGTACAGGACCTGACCGTTAGGATAGTGAAAAGGACCTTCGAGTCCCTTGCGAGGACCGAACTCTTTGCTGTGCTTGAAGACAATGTAAGACATAAGACCCTTTCAACTGATTAAGACTCTATTATATACCCAAAACGATTTATTGTCAAATAAAAATTACAAAACAGACAAGAGCCATAATCAATATTAAGGCAATACTATCTGCTACATCCATACCGGATGTATAAATGTGATCTTTGCTAGGTTCTAACATTTTGAGAAATTCTGTGAACTTTTGTTTCATTATCAAGCCACGTTGAGTTGAACTTGCAGACCTTCCCAGGTACCAGCGAGACCAGTAGCACATTGGTCAGCGACACCGGATCCCGAGCGAGTGAATTCTAGTGCATCCAATGCTTTTTGTGTTGCGGCATTGCACTTCATAAAGTCACCGACGCCATTGCGAATCTGTTTGGCAGTAGCATAGAAACATGCTTGACCGACAATAACACGAAACTTTTGAGTTTGTTTGAAACGCTTGACAATCATGTGAACTCCTTTAATCAATCTATAGACATAGTATAACACCATGACCATTTATTGTCAAGAAATGGTTAAAATCGATTGAAGTCTGTCAGTATGCGTGACGAGAACCTCAATCGATTTTGAAGACCCTAGGGGTCAAAAATGAATACTAACGTTTACCTTTTTGTGAAACAATAGTATTCATTTTGTGCTTAGAAAGCACCGTAGTAGTCATAGGTCTTAGTCTTGACCTTAGTCAGTGTCAAACGAGTACCTTTGTCCTCGAAGATGAACTTACCTGCTTGAGCGTCCACAGAGACCAATGCGTTAGCATTGAAGTGAACATTTTCCCAATCAGAGTCTTCATCGTCCTCATTGCTTGCATCGAACTGAACATCCACACCTTTTGGTTGCAGAGGGTTACCATCGAACACTGCAGGATGTACGTCACCCTTGACCAATTCACCATTGTGAACAACCTCAACGTTGTATTTGCAACCACCATCGAACTCTGGCTTAGCGTTCAGCATACGCAATGCTTCCTGAGGAGTCTCGTTGTAGCGATTCATTTCTTCAACCAATGCCTTCAGCATGTCAAAGTTGAATTCAGCGAACAGGCTAGCGATAGACACAATCTTTTCGATGTGAGTGGTGTTCTTCAAATTGTCCTCGCAGTATTCACGAATGAATGTTGCATCTAGACCCTTGAAGTCCATCAAGTAGAAGATACGACCAGGACGATTGCGCATGTGGTAGTCAATGCGGTACTTGTCGTTGGATGTAATCAAGAACAATTTCTTGCTTGGGAATACACCATCCAACAGTGTCAGGATCTTTTCTTGGTCGTCACGATCATACACCTTCTCGAATTCGTCAAACAAGATGACGCAAGGTTGATCGATAGACTGAATGAAGGTGTTGAAGTTTTCACCGCACAATGGTTGATTGATAACGATAGTTGGGATATCGTGCTGTTTAGCCAATTCAACTGCGATGTTCTTGGTCAACAATGTCTTACCAGAACCCTTCTCACCCGTCAGCATAACGCCAGTTGCCGCAGGACGATCCATGAATGTACGCATGATACGATCGGTGTTCTTCAAGCAATCACCGTAGACCTTGCTAGGGATTGTGAAGTCTTCGATATGTTCCAGATACATATCGCCCATTGGGGGAACTTTGATCGTGTAGTTACCTGCGGGCAACTTGTCACGCACGTCCATTGCCTCATTAGAAGCTACGCGGTATGTATTGCCAGATTTCAAAAAGTGTGCCATGTGTGTCTTTCAAAAAGATTTAACGATTTAGAACTTAGATTATATGCGAGAACGGTTTTGTTGTACAGAAGAAAAGGGCAAGTACCCCTTTCTTTATTTCATGCTGTTAGCACGGACCTCGTCAAAGGTGTATTCACGGATGAGTTTACCATCACGATACACTTCAACTAGTGCCTCAGTCCAACCGCCGATGCCTTTGTCTGACCAACCAGTTGGGGCTGATACGCTAGTAGCGAACTCACCACCACTGTTAGTCCACAAAGTCACGCGACCTTTCAGACTTGCTTTACCACTGTCAGTGATAGGATCTTTGTAAACATCGACCCACTCACCGTTGACACATGCACTAGAGCATTTCATAGCCCATTTCTGGGTATCACGATCAATGCCTTGCAACAAAGCACCGCCCATACCGAATGCAAAGTTATCTGCACTCCAGCCCAGCATGTCAACCATTGTGCGCAAGATTGCTTGGATGCTCAATGGATTGATACCATCACCCCAGATCATGCGAACGTTGTTCAACACTTTGTAACCTTTGTCGTTTGTAGTGTAGCCGAAACCTTCAGAAAGAATCTGAATCATCTTTGGCATCACTTCGACAGGATCACCACTGTCAGGACGAATCACAACTGTAGCACCTGAATCGATCACTTGTTGTTTCAGATCACCTGTGCTCCACATTTTGCAGGCTTCGTAAATGTTGTAGCTGTCACTAACGACTGCAACAATACCACCGGGCTTGCCAAACTGTGTGACCATGTTGCTGTAAGCATTCAACTCACCTGCACGACCCCAACTTGTGATTGTGCTGTGTTCTGCGGCTGGGATTGAGAAACCAGCAATACCAGCGTTGTAATACTCACGAGCGTATAAGACACCAGTAATAGTATCCGTGCCCATAAAGTTAACGAGGTGAGCTGTACCACCAATACCAGCAGACTCAAGAGAGCTAACGCCGCGGGCACCGAAATCATGTAGTTTAAAACCAATAGTTGTTGGGTCACCAGATTTCTCCAAGTAGTCGATCAAAATATTTTTAATGTATTTGCTTTGTGTAGAAACTGTAGTTGGGTACCACACTGCACGGAGCAAGGGAGTTTCCAACCAAGTAGTCAACCAGTAGCAGTTTGGATCGGTGTTTTCGATTGTGACCAATGCGTTGCCAACTGGGACAACAGTGCCTTCTGGTACAGCTTTGATGACTACGGGCAAGTAGCCACCGAGATTGTCAACGATATAATCCCAGCGACTGCGGTCAAAGGGCTCGCCGTGTGCTGTGAGGATTTCTTCTGCGATATCAACATCGGCTTTTGTGATAGGGTTGAGCAAATATTCTTTATTGAAAATTTGCAGACCAATGAATTGCGTGAACGTGAATTTGCCACCACGACTTGCAATGTAAGAAAATACGCCAGTAGTACCTGCTGGGTATTGAGGGGCCATCGACACTTTGTAACTGTCGGTGTTCAAGATGATGTTTTGAGTGAGTTTCATAATAAAGTTCCTTTATTTAAAGTTGCCTTGCGTCTATCGCTAGGACTTGAATACAGTATAACACTAACCTATTTTAATGTCAACTGTTTATGTTGCCAAAACTTAGTTTCCTTTTTAAAACAGCATCGACCAATTCGTCAAAACTGTTAACTAAAGTTACACCGTGTCTTTGGCATACAATTTCCACATTGCCTTTGCGCCAGAATCCATCTGGACAGCATACAATGACTTTTCCGCTACTTGCGTAGAGTCCTAGTTCCATGAGAGTGATAGGACTTTTAGTGTTTGGATCAAAATAGAATACAATCAAGTCACTGTAATCTAATGCATCCAATTCCCAATTAACTTGTTGAGCAAATTGAGGATTGCTTGCTTCCTGCACCCATGATGAATCCCAGTCATCACGCCGAGGATTCAAGAAACGAATGTCAGAGTCTTTGAACTCATTGACCAATCTGTCTTGCCAAGGTTCAGCAAGACCCATTTCAATAGAGCCACCCAAAAATACGTTGATAAAGATACTACCGTCATAACGTTCAGGTGATTTGATGTGTTTCATTATGACCTCCAAAATACCATAAACGGTTTGTTCTTCTTTACTGCATAGTCATACGTATACCAGGTGCCACCTCTTGGTTGTGGTTCCATCTGCAATGGTACAACTAACAAGTAATCACACGCATCTACAATTGTGCGATTACGTTTAAAGTGTGACTGTGGTTCTCTACTTTCATCTGCAGGTACATAGGCTCTGAGTCCATCATTATCAGGTCCAGGATGACTGATGATCTTGTAACCAATATCTTTTGCAAGTACTGCGGCTTCTGCATCTACGCCAACGCAATCACCGTGATGAAATTCTGCACCTTCACAAAATCTTCCTTGAAGATATTGACGCACCATTTCAAACTGGTGATCAGTCATGCCTTCTCTAGTTCCTGTAATTCCTATTTTCATTATCCAAACTCCACCAGTGTGACAGTGCCACCTTTAGCAGAAACCACTACAGCAAACTTTTCAATCATTGCCATAATTCTTTTCTTGTCGCCGCCTGCCAAACCCATACCAATATAGGGTAGACCAAAACGATGACGACCATATTCGTGTGCCAGCTTGCGTAGGATCACGGCAAACGATTCATACTCAAATACATCTTCACCTTGTTGACTAGTGACATATTGTGTATAAGCATTGATAATCTTGAATGGCTTCATGGTTTCATCGTAGTAACTAGACCAAGATACTGTGTAGTTGCCTAGCTTACCGATATTGCCCTTGCGAGTTTCACTATCCACTTCCTCAGCGTGAGGATAGCGTTTTGCGATTTGCGGAGCAAGACCAGCACCCATTGCGTTAAAACAATTACAGCCTTGAACGACAATATCAAACTCGCCTGCTTCTGCTAGGTCGAGTAAATTACCTTTTGTATGTTTAAGCATTTTCATTTTCCATTTCTGTCACAATAGCTTCGGCTTCTTGCAAGCCGCGTTCCCAACGAGCCATCATTTCACGGAAGGCTCGAATGTTCTCATGATTGTGAAAAGTGTCGCCACTCCATACACAAGCATCGATATCGTCCATTGGACCGTCTTCTAATCGTTCGTATTGTCGTGTTGTCATACGTCTACCTTAAAATGATTTTTAATCATGTTGATTGCTTGCTCGGTACCTTCTTCTGATTCTAACATAGAAATGATTTCAATGAAAGTATCTTCCAACAAAAAGTCAAACGGTGAGCGAGGAATATGGTCTATATTGCGTCGGCGATCTTCCATAGATCCTAAATACTCATCCTCAGCATCATCAAGCGATTGTTTTGCAAACTCTATTAGTTCTGTGCTTTGTTCAATGAACGGAGCCCTACCATGAAACAAATATTCTAATGGAATGTCATTCCTTTTGCTAAGTTTTGGTCGATTCATTCTTCAACTCCGAAATGTTGTTTAATCTCGTCTATACAATGTATCCCACCTTGTTCAAAAGTATCAACTGATTTAGGAATAGGATCACTAATAACTTGTTCACAACATCCGATACATTCCCCGACAATCAACTCGGCGAACTTTTCCGGGTCAAACTTAATACCCAGTTTCGCACCGTCTGGTCCTACATTCACATATGAATCTGTAACAAATGACTGTTCATAAAGTTTCTGTAACTGTTCGTTCATTTTCACATTCCTAATTGATTTAGATAAATAATTATAGCACAAACGGTAATTTGTGTCAACAAAAATGTCCCTCGCGGAACGGTAATTCCCAGGGACTCTAACGCTACAAAGGAGCAATCAGCAATGTATTTATTCATATACAAGACCACTCACAAAAACGGCAAATACTACATAGGTCGCCATCAAACAGATAACCTGAATGACGGGTATCTCGGTAGCGGTAAGTGGGTTTCCGCCATCAAAGACAAAACCACACTGACCCGAGAAATTATAGCAGAGGCTAAAACTCTTGAAGAACTGTATGATCTTGAAGAATATCATATCTCTATCCATTATGGAAAACCAGAATGTATGAATATGAAGCGAGGCAGTGACGGTAATACCAGTGAAGATGCTAAAGAGTTCGCAAAAAGAATGATTGAAAATGGAACCCACAATTTTCTTGGCGGCGATCTTCAACGAAGGAGAATCACTGATGGCACCCACAATTTTCTTGATGGTGAAATTGCTAGTAAATCTAACGCCAAGAGAATTGCTGAAGGCACTCATAACTTACAAGGCTCCAACAATCCGACACATCGCAGAATTCAAGATGGCACTTACCATATGTTTGGTGAGAACAATCCTGCCGTTCAGCGAGTCCAACAAGGCACCCACAACTTTCTTGGTCCAGAAAACAATCAGCGAAGGATTGATAATGGTTCTCATAACTTTCTGGGACCCAATGCTCCATCGCAATTCGTATGGCATTGTGATGCCTGTGGTAAGACAGGCAAGGGTAAAGGAATATTCACTAGATTCCATGGTGTCAATTGCCGCCAATCGTAGAGCCTACTGCCCATTCAATCATGTCGGCGTGATCTTCAAACAGTTCTTCTCTCTTTAGATCAGAGATAGGCCGCCAGAGTGCTTTTTCAGCATCGTCACTGCCTTTTACTTTTGGCAGTTCGCCATCGGGCAATACGATTTTGAAACAGTGTGTGATGATACGACCGCGTGGTGAGCGATCCACAGCATCAAAAACACGATTGTCAACAATACTACCACGCAGTACAGGACCGGGCACTTTGATTAAAGTTTCTTCACGCAACTCACGAATAGCCGCATCCAATACAGTCTTGTCAGTGTTTGCGTTAACATAACCACCGGGCAATGCCCACAAGCCTTTACCAGGTTCGCTACGGCGTTTAATCATCAACACGTGACCTGACTGAATCACAACACTATCCGCAGTAGAGAAGATTGGGGGATATGGCAGACTAGCATATTGCTTTTTGTAGTTAGCCACGAACTCACGCTCCTTGATGATTTGTTCAAACTCGGGAGTTTGGCTGAACTCATTCAGAAAATCATAAGTTGTTTGGGGCACGACACCGCGAATGAAACTCATGTTAACATCCCGTTTGAAATACAGGTCGCGAATGTTGACTGCACTGAGTGGTTCGATTTCTTCCACGTTCTCGTATTCCCATTGAGGGAACATATCGAGGTAGAAACTTGATTCGTCTTTCTTGTGACCGATCACACCGATCTTGCCACCGAGAGCACGATATTTACTAACGATGCCTTGAACACGAATTGCCCATGCCTGGTCGTTGTAGATGGTGTCAATGTTTTCTTCAACATGAATTTGAATGCTCAAGCCTGAGGTAGCAGACTTAATCATGTTGCGGCGTTCTTGACTAGTGAAGGGGTTTTTGTAAGTGCGAGGTTGAGCGGCTGAACCAGTGATGATAATCAGTTGTTCGCACAATGCGGTTGCACGTTTCACAATCTCGCAGTGAGCATTGTGGAATGGTTGAAAGCGTCCAATGAGGACAAGAGTGTGATATTTTTTAGTGAATGACATAGAAAAATCCTTTCTAAGTATGTCAGCTTTGCGTCTATCGCTTGCTTTATGTTTCTATTATACTGCCAGCTTGATTAAATGTCAAGCCGATCGTACTCTTCGGGTACGTATAATTTGAGTATTTTTACTCATTTCTTGGTACGCCACGTTGTCTTTGACCTTGTCTAAGTATTCCTTTGGAGGGGGAATAATACCCTTCTTACCAGTCACCGGATCAATCAAGACCCAACGACCGTTAACTAATTGAGGATATGCTTTACCTTCAGCAAACAATGTAAGTTGGCGATACTCGGCTTCCGATACCATTACATCTTTTATGCTTGCTGGATACGAATCCTTGTTATCGCTGACCCAGTTAATCACATTAACCAAGTGACCAATGTCCATATCTTTAATCTTGACTTTACGACCATCAGCCGATCGCCAAGTTACATCACGATTGTGCATTAATAACCTCGGATCAATTTGAATGCAGTAAGGGTAGAAGCAATATCCATACCATGTTCGTCACAATGGCAGATCATTTTCTGTGCTTTTCTCAGGTACTCAGTGTGAGCATAACCTGTCCAGTCGTCTTTTTTGTTTTTGAATTCATAGTGCCAACCGCAACCGTCTGTGTGGTTCTGATTGCAAAGCATATTATGCAACTCTTTTGCAAGTTGATGATCTGGTGATTCGAGTTTAGCCTCAATCAGTTGGGCTTGCAAGTCTTTGAGACCTTGCTCATGTTGTTTGATTTTTTCTTCGATGGCGAAGAGAGTTAATTTAGACATTGAAAAATCCTTTCAATAATGTCAGCGCGGAGTCTATCTCGTTGCTTGTACTTTTATTTATCTTATTGTATCAGACTTTACTTTTTTCGTCAAGCCTTAGAAATAAGATTTACCAAGACCGTTGCACATAGAACCACCGTCAGCCTCGTAGTAAGCAGGGTTTGTACCGGGCATTGCCGAACGTCCTACTTCATAATAAGTTTCGTATGCAGGGACTTTTTTGACATAACCACGGGCACTACGAACAGTCCCCATCTCAGCTTCTAACTCACGCACACGTGCCTCATATGTGTCACGGAGAGTTGACAATTCATTTTTGATTTCTTTGATGTTACGCATTTTCAACTCCTGTTCTTTACTGTCTATGAGTCTATTATATGCCCAAAACGATTTATTGTCAATCCTTTTTCATAGAGTAGAACTGAATTTCTGTACCAAACAATGTGATGGCAAAACCGCGTACTTTCGCATTAGTTGGACGACGGAAGCCGAACATCTTAGTGCCTTCTGCGACATCCAAGTCCCAACCCACTACCGCCAACAGGAACATGAATGCGATCAGTACGATGCTGATAGGCCAAAACACGCTGAGAGTCAGAACTACGCGGAGTTCTTCATGCGGAGCACGAACTGCGAACATGCTTGCCATCACCACAACACCTACCAAATATGCTACGATCATTTCCATTATTAACTCCTGTTTGTTGCTGTCTATGTATCTATTATACAACCAAACTGATTAAATGTCAACTTTTGGGCAAGCGATTTTGCTTTAATCTCCAAAAAAGTCGCCAAAGTCTTGACTGTTTTGTCCGGTGTAGGCTCTTCGTTCCTGTCCAAAACCTTCCGCCTTCTTCCATACGGCCAAAGGGCTTTGCTTTGGGCTGACCCTTCAGTAGTTTTTCGGCAATGCGTTCGTAAGTAGTCATTTTTGTGTACATCACAGATTCAACAATTCACGTTCTTCGGCAGTCAGTAATTCATTGACCTTACGCAATGCTTCCTTCTTAACTTCTGCCACACGCTTGCGTTCGGCGAGTTCTGCTTCATAGTGATCCAACTCTGATTCCAACGATTCTAATTGCGCTTGGCTATTAGGACTGTGTGCGTATGCCAACGTCACGGTGCGGGCATAACTATCGCGGGGTTGAACTTGAAACTTGTTATCGACCACACTGAGTTCAAAGTATGCGTTGGTAGCACGTGCCAGAACATTCATCAAACGCTGAGGATACTCGGCAACTTGATTTGCGAGGTATGTCTCACGCTCTTGGGCGTATCGTGCATTACGCTGTGCTACTGTTTCACGTGCCATCTTCAACTCCTTTAATCAATCTATAGACATAGTATATCACTTTGCCCATTTATTGTCAAATTTTTAGCCATAAAAAAAGAGTACTTTCGTACTCTTTTTTAAGTCAGTAACTATTACTGATTAGGGAAGGGCCAAGCACCAGTTGCTTTTGGAGCCGCTTGCTTAGTGACATACTGATAGCGAGGGCTGAGACCCAATTCACTATCATTGTCACCCTTTTCAAAGCCTTCTTCATAGTCAAGGTTAGAACGAGTGCTAGGAGAAAACTCTTTGCCGTCGTAACCATCAGTGTAACCACGATAGAATTCAGTAGAACCTTGCTTTGGACCAGTTGAAACATTTTGTGTTTCATTCCAACGCTTCACAAACTCAGGGTCAGCAGTGACGACTGGCTTAGCAATGTTGTTACTGGCGTTAGCTTGAACAGGCTTGTTGAAAGCATTGTCAATCTTGTCACCGTCGTTGCCGATTTCACCGACAACTTCATAACGACATGCACGACCTTTAGCGTTGTTGTAGTCACTAGGGATAGAGACCACATCTGCTGGGTTGATCTTCACGATAACAACACGGCTATCGTAACCATTGCCAAAGTGTGGCAGATAATCTTGTGAACAGAAGTGCAAACCAGTAGAACAAGTTTGATCCTTGTTGTCATCAACTTCGTTGCGTTCCATTTCAACAACTTTGCCAACACTGTTGTCCATAGTGCCACTGTGAATGTCCAAGTAGTCGTTACGAACTTTCTTGTAAGCCAAGAAATGACCATCGGGAGTGATTGGCAAACTGTTCTTTTCCAAGAAGCCATACAACTCAGTGACAGCCCGCTTAGATGGGTTAGTCATCAAGTTTTCCATGAAGTTGACCAGAGGTTCAACAGGGAAGCCTTCTTGCAACATTGCAATCATTCGGCTAGTCAATGCATTGTGCATTGGCTTGCCTTTCCAGAACAGTTCCTCGCCCTTGACACTCACGTTACCTTTGCCATAGTTGAGAACAACCTTGACTGGTTCGATAATGTCTTTAACCAAAGCCCAATCTTGGGCCTTGATAGCGTCCAACACTTTCTGGAAAGTGATGTGTGATTTAGAAATAGTGTGGGGCTTAGAACCAATAACAACTGTGATGCTGTTGCCCTGCATGATAAACGGATAGCTCATTTTTAGACTCCTTTAGTCTGGTCGATCAAATTAATATACTCTGCCAAGTCAGCACCTTCAGTGCTGTATTTGCTGATGCCTTTGATAAGCGGGTAACGCTTAAAAATTGCTTCAACTTCTTTGTTGTACTTATCAATCAAACTTGCTGGATCAACATTTGTCGATGTTGCAACTTTGTACTGTCGGCACAACCATTCCAAACTCTGACGCAATGATTGGTCAGATTCTTTCACATCCTTGAAAGTGTTGAACAACACCATGTAAGGACTAGATTTGTTTGCAATGTGTTTAGTAGCATTATACTGGAAGAGTTCTTTCCAGTCAATACTTTGTTTGACCAAACCCATCACATCTGCCTGACCCAACTTAGCCAGCTTACCCTTAACGTGTTCGTCAAGGTTAACCCAGTTCTTTTGAGCCTTGATAGCTTCAATGTCACCTTTACGCACGCCGTAAATGTCTTGAGTGTAGATACCTGCTTTACGCAAGTGAATCTCCAATTGCTTGACATCCTCAACAATACCGAGGTTCTTGTAACCACTCAGAGGCAAGTAGTAGTAAGTTTGTTTAGCGTCAAAGCTAGAAGCCTTGCCACCATCACGCCAAACCATTTCACCGCGATCACGCCAGCTACGATTACGACCTTCTTCCAATCGCATGATAGTAACGTTCTGACCGATACCGCTTGCACGTTCTTTTTCGAGCAAAGAACTAGCCTTCAGAATCTTGTCTTCGGGAGGAGTAGATAATGCCTTGAAGAATGCATTAGTCAGCATTGGCTTAGACTTATCAGCAGCCTCAATCACATACACATTGGAATTGTGACTCTTGCTTTTGTTAGCATCGGTACTGTTCTTCCAGTGAAACTTTGCACGTTCAGTAGCACCAACTTTAGTATCGTTAACAACAAAGTAAACGTCATCACTTACGCGAATTTCCCATTCGTCAGTGAACACGTTGTTGTTCGCGACCGTTGTGTAAGAATGAGTAGGCTTGAGTGTAGAACACACGTTGTAACTGCGGCTCTTAGAAAAGCCACGAATCACCATGTTGTAGTCTTTAGCCAAGTCCTTGACTTCAAACTTGAATTGTTTCATCGCATTCCAACGATTGAGTTGAGGCGTGTACAATTCAAACTTAGTGTCAGTCACGTACTTAACCACAGCCTGATTGAACAGGTGTTCCTGAAAACGCTTTTCCAAGTAACCAGCACGTTCCCACAAGTTGGTGATCTTGTCAGCCTCTTGTGCAATGTGAGTTGCCAATTGTGCGTTCAACTGCTCCAACTTAGTTTTGATAGCGTTGACAGTTTGTGGGATGTAGCTCAGACCTTCACGTGATGCTTGGAAGTCAAGTTCACCGATGTTGAACTCCATGACCAGACCGCAGTGCAACAGACCTTGCAAACCACCGAGTGACTTTTCAGCACTAGGAATGTCAGTCAATGGATACTTGATGTTACCCATGATAGCATAGCTATGGTTGTTGTCAGAGTAGTGAACACCAGGGATGATGTTCATTTCTTTGTAAGAAGGATCTTTGAATTTGAAATCACTGTTACCAGAGACTACTGGACGCAGTTTGAAATATTCGTAAACATATCGAGCCTCGTCACGGAACTTGCTAAAGTCGTAACGTTCCTCAACTGCAAAACGAACCTCAACACCTGCTGGCTCAGTAGTTTGTTCATCCATCATTTTTGCGATAGATGGAACACCTTGTTCGTTGATGAAGGCTGTGTAAATACCTTTAATGCCGTCTTTAATCGCGGTAACGGTGAAGTTGTCAGTGTAAGAGAACGGGCTTTTAGATCCCAGACCAAGTGCACCGATGAATTCGTTACTCGCTGTTTTAGTACTTTCAAAGTAAGTGGTGTAGATGTTTGTGACTTGGTCCGCAGAAAGACCTGTTCCGTAGTCACGGATCGAGAACCAGGGTTCGAGACTGTTGGGCAAGTGAACGTCAAAGGGGGTGTCTTGCTTGCCAGCTGCCGTATGTGAGTCCACAGCGTTGCAGGACAATTCTCGGATGATTGCTCGGACTTTGTTTGCATAGAGACCTGAGGAAAGAATGTTGAAAGCCTTCGCACTATTGCGAATGCGAAACTCACCAATCTCGCCTACGTTAGACATGATTGCTTCGTTTTGGGGAGCAGCATTGATAATCATTTAAAGTTCCTGTGTTTCAGTGTCAATACAAGTATTGTATCAGAGTTTGGATTTATTGTCAACCAATAGAGTGAAGTTCTGCCATTTCCTGTGTCAGTGCATCAATCTCGGCGCACATGGTATCACAGTAACGGTCCATACCGTCAACTTGATTCAAAAGTTCTACCGCTTGTTCAAGTTTCCAAATAGCTTGTTGAATCTTGGAAATGTCAGCTTTGATATCTTGATCCATTTACTGTCCTTTAGTTGACTGTCTAAGATTCTATTATATACCCAAAGTGATTTATTGTCAAATTTTGGGTGAAATTATTTTAGAAACGATTTTATTACTTTTTTAAGTGCTTTCTCAACCTCTTGGGCCACTCGCTCTTTAACTTCTCGCTCAACCCTAGTGCGGGCTTGATTGGATACATTAGCCTTGATTGCTTTCATAATCCATTCAATGGATTTATCTTGCACAGTATAATCGCCTTCAACTGGAAACACATAACGGTATTGGTCACTCTCTGAAAAGAAAGGATCAACCCACCACAATTTACCCATGAACTCCTCTTGAGTGAAGCCGATAGATACCAGGAAGTTTTCGTTCTCAGTCATATTAAGCCTTAACAGTAGAGCGAGGATCGTTGATTGTCTTTGCAGTGCCACCTTCAGTTGGACGCACGGTCAGTTTGCGGTTCATGATACCGTAACTTGCTTGAAAGGGCTTCTTGTCAATCTTTTCAACGACACATGGAATCACTTCGTTTTTAGAGGAGATATAGATAGTGTCGCCGACAAAAATCTCTTTGTTGAAACGATCAAACGGGACGCACATATCCATGTAGTCATCTCCGTAAGACACACCTTCTTCGGAGATAACGGTGTTGCGGTAGTCATTGCGTTGAACACGCTCATTCTGTTCAAGCATCCAGATGCCTTCGTATTTGCCACTAATCTTGGCAACGATTGTGTGACTGTCCCAACCCTCTTTTACAAACTGTTCAGGGTAATCTTGAAAACCAATCTGAATGCCCTCACCAACCAGACCCTTCATAGGACCAGAAAGTACTTTGTAACGATGAATACGAATTCGGCTCATTTTGTTTCCTTGTCTTGACTGTCTAAGATTCTATTATATACCCAAAACAATTTATTGTCAAATATAGAAAGGGGTATCAAAACCAAGTTTGATGTAAACACACTCACGGACTGCGGTATCAGTAGCTTCGCCAAAGTCTTCAGGAAAACGCTCAGCCAAACTACGGAGTTCAGCAAGAACTTGAGGCCAATCCATTTTGAGTATTTTAGCACTACGCACGATTGCGTCAACTGCATCATTACCGAAACCTGTGTACATTGAGTAGTTAGCCATCTTCGAGTCCTTTAATCAATCTATACATGTATTATATGCCCAAACTGATTTATTGTCAAGAAAAAAAGCCCCTTTTTATCGGGGCTTTAAAATGAGTACTTTAGATTCTACCGCGGTAGTCAGCGATCATGTACCAATCAGGAACTTCCTTTGCAGTGTTCTTGCTGTTGAAGTCCTTGCAATACTGACGGGCTTCTTCTTCGTTATCAAAGTAGATGGTTTCATCTATTTTGCTACCCCAACCACGTTCATATTCAATGAGGTCTACCCTATAACCAACGGGACGATTAATCTGTGCCATCTTGAGTTCCTTTCTCGGGGGTTAATAACTACTGTGATTACAGTTTAACAGAGAAAGGATTTATTGTCAAGTGAAATCAATCTTCTCGGCAATTAGATAACCGATGCCATCACGTGATTTTGTGTTGTATGTTGCAAGAACCTTGATAGGAGTCTGTGCATACTTTTCTAACAACGACACTAGGATGTTTTCTTGTTGAACAGTGAATGTGACCAAGTTGTTTTCTTCATCAGTGAACCAGAACTCTTTACGCTTAGAATACTTTGTGCCAGTCAAGAATACATTTTGCAATGTCAATGTCTTTGTCTTGCGAACACTTCTAGTTTGTTGAGTAGTGGTGCGATTGAATTGCCTGACCATTTCATCAAACTTGATATCATAGTCATAGAACTCAGGCAAACGATATGCAAGAGGACGAATATTGTCTTTGAATACTTTACCATCACTGTGAACCAGTGAACTCATGTCTTGGCGGAACTTAGAAAGATTCACACCTTTCAGATTCCACATTACAATCTTCTTACTGTAGTAGTCACGAATAGTATCTGCACGTTGACGATCTTCCGGTGTCAAGTGGTCAAACAAAACCTTATCAGTTATACTAGTTGCACCTACATACTTAGAGTTGTCAATCTTAGCCTCTTTGCGCAAACGTTGCCATGTTGCACTCAATGCAATCAAGTCTTCTGTTATCTCGATTACCTCATAACGTTTGATGTTTGGGTTGTCCCAATCACTACTAACGCTGATACTTGCAAAAGGGTTACTAAGATTACCAAGAGTTAGTCCAGGACCAGAAACGTTACTGAGAGTAATGTTATTAGTGATGGATCCTGAACCAAGGATTCCTTTAATTTGAGAGAGAGTGTTATTAGCCAATTGTGATATCTTCCATTCCAGCAGTACGTAAACGAACAATATGGCCCATCTGCCACTGCTTGGCTTCAAGACCTTTCATCACACCTAACCATTTGTTACGCAACAATGCAACTTCGTTAATCAACACTTCCATGTCAATCACTTCGTCTTCACCATCTACATACTTCTCGGCAGTGCGATCACTTAAAGCTCTATTATACGCTTCTAAATACTTTTGAAAATGTTTTCGGCGAATTTTCCTAAGTTGTATGTTCAGATATTGAAGCACCGCTTCAATCTCTTGTAGTTGATTGAAACGGTGTTCTGTTACTCCTGGGATAGCAGCAATGTTCTTTTCAACATTGCCCGTAACCTTAACTTCACTCTTCGCCGAAATCAATTCAGATTCGTAATGACTGATGAAATCGGGTATCACTCCTAAATTAGCAGTGATTCTAGTGTACCAGTTTGTCATTTAATCCCATTCGTCTTCGTCGGTGTCGTCTTCGTATTCTTCGTAGTCGTCTTCTTGGAAGTGTTCTTCTGCATAGCCCTTCAATGCTGTATTGATAACCTTATCATTGAAAGCATTCTTGATATCGTCAACTTCATAGTTGTTTTCAATCAAGTATGTTACCAATGTATCGGCTGCATCTCCACGATCATTAAAATCAATATGCGTCTGTAACGCTTCCCAAACTTCTGCTACAATTTCTAAACTCATTCTGTATCTTCTCCCTCAGTGTTAGATACAGTACTTAGCACAGGTTTAGATTTTTCAGTATATTCGGCCATAACTTTGTCAAGACAGCCATCAACGTTAGCTTCCCATGCCTTACGAAACTTCTTAATGATTTCACCATCAAGTGTCGTATAGACCAATGAGTTGCCTTCTTTCTTAACAAGTTCAGCCTTCTCAATCATGTCAAGCATACCTGAGTATGGACTCATGCCTGATTCATAAGGAATCTTAACTTGAACACTTTCGAAAGGCTTAGCGTAACGTGTCTTCATGATTTTACATGCGGCACGAATACCACGTACATCACTAATCTTGTTGCCGTCTTCGTCTTCTTTCAGTTTCAGTTTCTTCATGGCAACTAGAATACTAGAAGCATAAACGAAACCTTGACCGCCTGATACTTTGTCATCAGGATCAAACATGTCTTGACTTGCATAAGTGTGATTAGTTGCAACCATACCGATGCCTAGACTACCGAACATGTTAACACAGTTACGAACAAGTGCGGCGAGTGCTTTAGGCTTACGACCCATGTCACCCTTCATGTCACCTGCTTCAAACTGATTAACGTCAGTAGGTGTCAATAACATACCAAGACTGTCAACAACGAACAATACCTTAGGACGATCTTCTTCTGGTAGTGCCTTGTATTCTTTTACGAATTCTGAAATTGTTTTAGCAACGTCATCAATCATAGCCATGTTAAGTTTCAACAACTTGCTGTCATCGGTGCTTACACCCAATGCATGTAGCCATGCTTCATCCAATGCGTTTTCACTGTCAATCAATACAACGAAAATGCCTTGCTCTTGTGCGTGACGCACTAGGTTACCTGAACAGATGAAACTCTTACCAGAGCCTGATTCACCTGCGAATACAGTAACCTTACCTAGGGGAACACCCTTGTTAAAATCACCACTGATAAGATAGTTCAGTGCGTAGTTGCCTGTACTGATCCAATCAGTAGGATCGTTAAATCCGATACTAAGTCCTTCAATAGACTTTGTAATGCTTTTTCTAAATTTTGATACGTCAAATGGTTTAGCCAATTTTATCTCCAACATGTTTCATATGTAGTCTATCAGAGTAGGAGAGTTTATCAAACAATTCAGGGCACTTGTCTGCGAGATTATCAATCTCATAGTCTTGTGGGAAATGTCGTAGTGCGGCTCTTGCTCTGTCTCTGATTAAACTGGGTACTCGGGGAGTGCGACCAGGATCGCAAAGTTCCTCAAGTAACTTCTTGCCTTGCTTAAGGGCGCGGTAGCGTTCGTCTGGTAGTGTCATGGGGATTCTCCGTTAGACAGGGGGCCGAAGCCCCCTGTTCCCATTAAGACTTGTTTTGTCTTGCACGAATCATCGCTAGGATGTCTTGTGCTTTATCGCTTGATGGAGTTGAAGTTGGTACTTGAACTGGTGCACTTGAGGTAGACTCATCTTCCCAAGGTGCAGTTTCTGCTACCGGGGTAGCAACTGCAGGGGCGCTGGTTTCAGCAGACGCTTGTGTCTGACCTGCATTTGATGTACCTGATGGAGCTTCGACACCCCATGGGCGGTAGTATTGACCCCAACGTTCGTTATCAAACGCTTGACCATCAACTGATGCCTCAAACATTTCTTTGATAACACGCAATTCTGCTTCTGTAGGCTTCTTAGGCAAGAAGTCAGCCAAGTTGAACAAACCATGTGCTTCGATAGCCGCTTGCTCTGCTTCTGTCAATGGAGATTCTTTACGAGCCCAGTTAGAAGTTGAGTAGTCAGCATAGCCACCCTTGCTTGTCTTCTTGATGTTGAAGTCAAGACCACGCAAGTAGTCTGTTGGCAATTCATCAATCTCAGGATCCATCAAGCCAGCTTTAACAACTGGGATGATTTGTGGGCTGATGATGAATCGGCGAATTGGGTTTGCTGGGACTTTGTCGTCACCAAGTGGGTTTTGACGAACAAAACCTTGGAACAAGTAACTACGCTTCTTCCAGTACTTGTTTGCCATTTCTTTCAATGTTTCGTCTTTGTACCAAGGACGAACTTCTGCCAAGATAGGGCAAGCGTCACCGTACATTTCCATACATGGAACTTGAACGATTACTTGTTTGAAGTTAGGATCACCCTTGACACCATTGAATGGCAATTTGATGATTTGCTTTTCGACCCAGAAGAAGTCGTTCTTTGAGTTACCGTCAGGTAAGAATCGAACACTTGCTGTAGTGCCTTCATCCATATTCCAGTGGGGGTAAACTGCGTTGTCAGATTGGGTGTTAGAACCCTTGTTGTTTGACTTGTTTTCTTGCGCTGCGATACGAGCGCGGATTTCTGCTAATGATGCCATGATATATTTCCTTATAAAATTGAGATGGTCTCTGTTTTAATATTCGACACTCACCGTGAATGTCTAACACAAATGTAAGTATAGCAAACGCTTACAAGCATGTCAATAGTATTTATGCCGGATGTGGTAAACCTCACCTTTTAAGTGAGGTTTTTGAGAACTTATTTACCCAATAGTTTGAGTAGTGTCGTTAGCTCATCTATGCCTTCGTCAACTTGTTCCTTGTCATCATCTTCTTCTGTTACTACAGCTTGTGCGTCAGTGTTGATGAAGTTTTCGTTGGCACCAACTAGTTTACCGATATTGTTATTTTTAACTTTCTCAGTAGGACCTAATTGACCTACACGCTTTTGATTAGCGTCAAGCCCTTCATCGACTTCTTGACCAAACTCATCTGCTAAACGGTCAAAGACGATTTCTTGAATACGTTCAAAATCATCATCTGGGTGTAGACCTGAATCGATGACAACATCATTGTACATATCTTGTACGAACTTACCTGCTGGTGTGTCGGCAGTGAACAAGTCATACAATGCGTCATAATCTTCGTTAGCAACAATATCTGATAACTCAGCATGTAGTTCGTCCATTGCACCTTCGTTAACACCTTGTGATCCTGTCAATTCTCTTTCAACTTGTTTGACCCAACCACTAACGTCACTAGAACCAATTTCATCGGTGTCACCAACAAAGTCAGCAACACTATCAATAGCTGAACTAACAGCTTCAGGTCCAAACTTTGATAACAAGTCAACACGTTGCATTAAAATTCTACGAGTGATAGCTTGTGCAACAGGGCTAACTTCTTCTCCGGGGTTAGCTAACATACCTTCAGGGATTCCACTTGGATTCAGAGCCTCTTGACCTCCATCACCTTCAGATAGATTATCTTCTGGAGCATCTTCACCACCTGGTTCACCTGCATCGGCAGCAGTATCAACGTCAGTTTCTTCACTAGCTTCGCCACCATCGCCACCTTCAAGCAAGCTATCTGCCCATTCAGACAATGCACTGACTTCTGCCATTTCGCTAACTTGTTTGTGTAATTTAGACAAGATTGGCATAACTGATTCGATGCGTGGATCTAACGTTTCTTGTACAAACAATTCGTTGATAGAAGCGGTATCACTGTCGTCTTCCATTAGAGGAGGAGTCCATGATTCAAAGTACATGTTGTATCCACGGTGGCCTGTCATCTTGCTCAATGACTCACGCAACGAGTTATAGTGGGCAATACCACTTTCTACTAATTTCTGTGCTGATTCATTGAACTGACCGCCACGTGTAGCACGAACGAATCCTGCCATCTTTTGATATTCTTCGCAAATGCTACTGATATGATTCCAACGATCATCGTGAGGCTTGCCACCTTCTGCGATGTGACGAGCGTATACCTTAGCAATACCAGGCTTTGTAGTAGGAGCTAAGAATCTCTCACCTTCTTGATTCTCTAAGAAGATACGTGCCACATTACGATAGCGTTGTTCACCTTCTTCGATTTGACGGCTGTGTTGAATGACCATCTTAACTGTAGGAACTGCGTCACTGTAACTAGCTTTCTTACCCATCGGATAATAGCCTTCTTTAATTGCTTCTTGTTTTCTCATGTGTTCTCTCCGTGCCATATCTGATTCTAAATGGTCTTCGTTTTCTAAATCGAATTTGCGCAAGCCATTACGGAAGCGCCAGCTGCTCAACAATCTCACAAATGAAGTCCAACTGTCAGAGTACTGTGTACCTGATGTATTTGTATCAGGGCTGTTAGCTACTTCGTCACCGTAGTAAACAATCAATTTCTTGTCACCGTCAATGGTAATAGATACCTTGCCGTAGTCTTCACCGTCTTTGATGAAGTTGAATTGGAATACTGCTGCCTCTTCAGGAACAGGAGTTGCCTGACCTGAAGAAGATAACATCTTGGGTTTGTAACCTCTACTGCGTAGAAGCTCATATAAATCGCGGTTTAACGCTTCTGAATTCTTAGACATCTTATATTTATCTTCCTCAGTTAGTTAATGACTGCAAAGAAAGGCAACGGAGCGATTCGTTCCTCGTGGTCTCTAATATGTGCTTCTAGCTTAAAGTGATAGTCGCTAACCACTGTTAAAATACGTACAACTAATAAACTAGCCATCACTAAGTCATCAGTATCACCGATTTTAGCTGCAAAACTGCCACCATGGGCTACAAAAGACTTCAATTCACTGATAAGACTATGACTATTTACCTTCATTTTCTTGCTTTCCACTAGTGTTTTGAACTTTGCGCAAGCTGCAAGTTTGCTCTTGTTAGTAGTGTTGAATCCTCTACGACTCTTACCTGGTTCAGATAAGAAGATACCGGGGATATTAGACTCTCCGAATTCATTCAACGACACAATAGCTGCTTCGCCGATACCATTACATTCAATTGAGTAGTAGATGCTGTTGGGTTCGCTTGTACATTCAGCAATGTATCGATTGATTTGTGCAAGTAATTTAATTTGACTAGGAATGTCGGTCTTGTTGTGCTTCCACTCACCGATCTGTGTTGTTGTGTTAGCTTCAAAGATTTGAATAGCTGCTGGATCACCACCTGTACCAAGTGAAGGATCTAGTGCAACAACATAGATGTTGCCCTTCTTAGGCTTCTCGTACCAACGAACCTGTCCCATTCTATTGACAGGTTCAGTGCCCTCCATCATGATTAGAGTGTTAGGATTGATAAGCGTTTCGTCAGCAATAATGAACTCACAACCAATCTCTCGATTGAAACGATCCTCACCTAACTGAGCCTTCATTTCTTTAGCCCATTGTTCATCTCGTCCGGGTTGTTCATTCCAGTAAGCTCTATATGCTCTAAATCCGTTGACTCCTAACTCTGTCTTGTTACCGTATTCGTCTTCTGTCTTGTTGGCACCCTTCCAGATCAGAGCAAATTGATCTTCGTCACTGTTAGGAGTACTTGTGATAATCGCTTTACCACCAGTTGACAATGTAGGTGTAATAGCAGTCCAGAACTCTGTCGCAATACTAGGTCGAACGAATGCAAATTCGTCTAGGTATAATAATGAGATAGACATACCACGACCTGTGTTTTCAGTAGTTGTAGCTGAAACGATACGTGAACCGTTCTCAAAGTCTAGTGAGCCTTTGTTGTACGTAGTGACACCTGCTTTAATGTAGTCGGGGCAGTTTTCATATGCATAACGAATACGTTGCATGATTTCTTGCGCACCTGTGTACTTGTGTGCTGCGATTAGAATAGTTGAATCAGGTACAAACATAGCGTACCACAATAGGTATCCTGCGGCTGATGTACTCTTACCTGACTGACGAGGCATCAAGCTGATAGAGTAACGATATCTGTGATACGTATCGATCAATTTCTCTTGATAGGGCCAAGGGTGATAATTCATGCTACCCTTAGTAGGGTGCTGAATCATAAAGAAGTTATCCATGAAGTATAGATAACCCGTATTAGGGTCACAGCATTTTGCAAACTCTTGCAGTTGTTGTGTAGTGTAGGCCGTCTTTTGATAAGGTGTTTTTACTAATGACGGAGCGTTATTGTTTGTAGCCATAACACTATTTATGAATTAAATGCTACTATTTTGAAAAAGGGTTTTCACCAGTAAGATGTGGCTTTGCAAACATAACCTTGAACCACTCTTTGTCACCGGGACGAATGTTGTTCTCACGCATGTACTCAGTTTTCTTAGCTGCGAGTTCGTAGTTAGGAGTTACTGTAGTCTCTCCTGTGATCTTTCCGTTGCCACTCAAACGTTTCAACTCGTCAAGTGTCATATCTTTCTCGGGTGCAGGTTTATACTCCTTCATAGATTGATATGCGTTTTGTAACTTAGATTGTTGAAACGGATCAAACATTGTTTGCGATTAAATAACCTTCAATCTGTCCACCAATATTGCTAGTGCCGCTACTACTTGCAACTTGCCATTGAATGTCAGTTTTTTCCGGGTATGGTCGAGGGACAACTTTTGTAGAATTGTACTGTTGTTGCATTGGAAATGTCAATACAATACTAACCAAGCCGCTGGGATTTTTCGTCCAACTTCTATACAATGCAGTCTGGCTACCTGTTTGGTTCGTATACCAATTACTTTGTGTAAGATAAAATGTATATCCGGCAGGAACTGTGTACACTGTCATTTGGCTTCTACCGGCGCTGTTGTTATTCACTGTTCCAATGTATGCAAGTGTAATAGATTTATCGCTACTCCCTGCACGAAGTAATCCTACGTTCTGTGGTACTCTTGTTAAGCTGATACTATTAATCCTCAAGAAACTACCTGAGGTCAATACTCCTGTAGTGCCGTTTGTTAATACAACGGTCTCGGTGAGAATATTATAACTTGCATCTAACCCACTGACTAGTACACTAACGTTAGTATCACTTGCGCTAGCACTCCAAACACGTACTTGTTGTGCTGAATTGAAGTACACATATGTCCCATCTTCCCAAGCTGGGATAAACGTGGTTCCAACGTTAGAACTATATCCTGAGATACTCAACCCCTGAACACCAGATACTTGATTTCTGGCAACTTGTAATTGCCATGGAGCATTGTCTAAACTGTAGTTGTTATCCAAAGATACAATCCATGGATTAGTTCCTTGTGTTACTTCTACCGTTTGTCCCGGATCAATTGTAATATTACCTGCAATAGGCATGTACGGGACTTGTAGATTTCCTGATGTTCCAATCTCACTAATATGTGCATCTACTGATGTACCTATCGTCACATTTCCGATAATCTGTGCGTTTGTATTTAAATAAACCGTACCGGTAGTTTCATCTAGTGCCAATGCTTGGTTGATATTGCGTAAGTACCAAGGACTTACATTTGATGGATCTGGTGTTGCCATATAAAACTCACTATTATTGAGTATTTATCATTATACATCTTTGATTAGGTTAGATATCCATAGTTTGTGTAGTTCTAGGGATTCAGCGGGCAATGTAAGTCCCAGGTTGTCTTGTAGAAGCCCATTAAGATAATTCCAACCTTCTAATGAGAACAGTTTTTCTATTTCTACTACGAAACCATTGGTCTCATCAGCTAATAATATGAACTCTGACGTATCAGGGGTGATTATCTTCTCAAAATACAACGGTAGTGAATACTGCTCAGGTTGTTGAGGACCTAGTCTATATTTGTCTATTCGTTGTTTAGGCAGAGAATTGGGGCTAGGCCAGGATACTATTAACCAAACACAATCATCTAATCCCAAGAAGGCATCTCGAATTAAGTTTGTCTGATAACAAGCCCAGTGACCATGAATGATATTGGTATTAGCATTATTCTCTAATACAAGTCGATGTTTTTTTGAGTCATCTAGTAATGCATCCATCTGATTTGTTTGAAATAGATGTACTTTATAAAACGAGCCGGGCTGCCCGTCAGACAGGTAACCCTTCTGTAGCTTATTAAAATAGTCTGTTGAGTGGAATCTAGGTTCAAACCCAGTTATAGTACTGAGTAAATTAGATACATGATTCCCACCGCCACCTCCGGGATACAAGACACACAAGTGCTTGTACCTTTTGGTTATTTTAGCGGTCATTTAATATCAAGAGGTCTAGCTTTAGTGGCTACAATGCAGTAGAACTTCTCTCTAGCAGTATAGTCTTCACCATTTCCATTTTTACCTTGAAGATCGAACTCTAGTTTTTCGAACATGTTAATGTCAAAGCCTGTTCGTACTAGCAATGCAGCTAGTTGCTGTTCACCCAAGATACTATAGTGATTCAAATTCCACTCATGCTGACGGTCACAGTCGGGAGCAGGAACTTCAATGTAAATCTTACCGTTTTGTTTTAAAACACGATTGTATTCCATCAAACTAAAGATAGGATATGGACTGTGTTCCAATGCGTGTCGCAAGAAAATGAAGTCTACTGATTCATCGTGATATCCATCGGCTTGTGGCAAAAAACTCAAGTCATATGGCTTAGTAGTATGACCTTTAGTCTTACAGATTTCAATGTCACCGGGGCTTAGTGTAACTCCAATGACATCAGTGTATTCTCTTTCCTTCATCGCATCTAAGAAATAACCGGGGCCACAACCTAAGTCAAGAATTTTAGCATCTTTTGGGATATTAAGAGGATCTATATATTTCTGAACGATATCGGCAGTAAGTTTTTCATGCATCGGGCTGTTACCCTCATCATAGATGTGGGCTGTGTACAACCATTCGTTGTAAAACTTGAGTTTGAGTAAATCTAGGGTGTTGTTAATGTCAATCATAGAATTACTTATTCTATGACAGGCTTGAGAAATTATTTTCTCTTATATCCCTTGAAGGGTTTTACTAGACTTTGGGTGTTTGTTCCTGGCAACTCTCGGCTCTCATTGTCGCCGTGATTTAAGTCATGCATCTCACTACCAACAGCACCGTATGCTTGTTTAAGCATAGCAGCTTCAATATCAGTATATGGATGTGCAGTATTGAATCTACCGCTCCAAGTCTCTGCATCTAGTTCAAGTGGAGTGACACCATCGGCACATGCGGTAGCCATCATGATACGATTCAATTCATATGTCCTGTCGTATCCACCTGGGTCACGAAACTTATGTAGTCCGCGGGTAGCATTTGATTGTCGCTTTGTAGGTTTAGCTACTTTACGCTCTGTTAAAAATTCGCTGGCTCTCATTTTCTCTTGTATCCTTTGAAAGCCTTCATTGGGCTACTTTTAACAACATCTACTGCTTCTTCACTACCATCAGTACTAATTAATGTCTTCCCGCTTACGCCAACTTCCTTCATAGCTAGGTCGATATCTGCTGCGATGTTAGGATCCATATAAGACGATACAATCATGTTCTCGCCCCAAGGAGTTTCTTTTTCGAAGTTATAAGGAGGAATAGAGTCTTGTGCTCTTTCTACTTGACCGCGAACTCCTGCCATAGCAACACCAAATCTATACTGTGCATAGAAATCACTGTTTGGTAAGCCCGGAATTGTGTAGGTGCCTGGCAACGCTCTAGCAATATCAACAGACAATGCTACTCGTTGTTCGGTTATAAATTCTTTTGCTCTCATGCTGGTTGCTCAGTCGTGATCTCAGCTAATCCTTCTGTTCCTAAAACGCCCGAGTCATTTTCAAGGGACATTGACATACCAACGACATTATCATTGAACATAATTTGATATCCAATAAAGTGGTTCACTTGGTCGTTAACTGTTGGGGTAACGTATATGTTGACGAATCCATCTATGATATCCATATCGTAGTTACTGACTACATGCGTACCGTTGATAAGAGCATTAAATGCTGTAAACTTCACGGACGTTAAATCATTGGAAATTGCAGCAGTCATTGTGATGTTTTGACTATCATTGGTTGCAGGATTTACTGAATTGATCTGAAACTGCGCTTGGGTAAAGAGTGTAGCGTCTATGCTGAAAATAGATTGCGTAGTATCATCAAGCGTTACGCTTTCAGTAGTGGCCCAACCAGTTCCAAACAGTTGTGTGAAGTTATTATTGATCTTTGCAAAAGCCGTGCGTAACGGATCGCCTTCACCGTCGTTGGCTTGTGCGCCAATATTAATAATTTCTTGTGTCATTTGTGTAAATCCTAGCCTATAAAGTATTTATCAAAACCCGAACCAACCTCTGGGCTGCTCAAGTTTGATTTCTCGCTTACTAGCTTGGATTTGTTGTATTGCTTTGATAGCTTCGACCTTAACTTCAGATGTTGCATCCTTTGCTAACTCGGTCAAAGCAGCAATTCTTGCAGCATCAGTGACTGTTTGGTCTCTACTGAATGACTTTTGCGCATCAACATATGTGTCAAATTCTTTAGTAGATGCACATCCAGCTAGCAGCACAGTACATAATATGATACTATTTTGCGCTATCTTCATATATTTTCTTTTGCTCATTGTACCACTCTTGCCATCCATCTACCTTAGTAGAGCATTCATAGTAAAGAGTATAGTTGGTTACGACAACTTTAAGCATGTCAGTGATAGAAACTTTGTCTCCCTCAATCTTCTTGAGGCTTTCGCATTGTTTCATTAATTCAGGGGTAGCTTTAGGAAACTTAGGCTGTACAGGGACCGTAGTAGAGCATCCTGCAAGCAATAATGCTAGTAAAAGATATCTCATTTTGTTGCTGCCTTATTGTGTTCTTCGATGAGTGAAGTAGGAATCGCAGGGCAACGTTCTATATATTTGATAACTTCTTCATTCTTCACAACTTCACGGTCGATGTACTTTATAATGTCTCGACCCTTCTCACGGATAACTTTTGTCTTTTCAACGACTTTTTCCTGAATCTCTACATTCTTGTCAGCACCCTTGGCCTGCGCCTCAGCTACTTTGACTTCCATGTCCTTGACTTTGAGTTCCCATTCTTTGTAGTCTGCTAGGCCACCTTCGAGATATACACCTAGTAGCAATAGCATAATGCTACAGACTTGAATTGCAAGTTTATATGCCCTAACAAGGGGCATGAATCCGAGAACGAATCCAACGATAGTGCCAAGTACACCTAATCCAAAGATGATGTGTATGGCAGATTCGGGTAGTATTGATAGTATCCACATAGTACCCGTATTTATACCCGGATTGACTACTCTCCGAAATATTCGTCTACTTTGTCAGCTATGTAATTTACTTCTGAATCTGTGAGTTCTGGGTACATAGGGAGGCTCAAAACACCTCTAGATAGCATTACGCTTGTGCTTAACATGTCTGGTTTCTGTAATCCGATCGAGGTCGGCAGATCACCTAAGACATATTCATAGTGACGTTTCGTATCAATACCATTCAGCATCATGTGTGTATGTAGTGAATTGCGATCAGGAAGATACATCACGAACTTTTGATGTGCATGAGGTTGCGGAACATTAGATAGACATGTTATCGGTAGCTCACTGAATCTGTCACACCAAAATTTAGCAATCTCTTTCCTACGCTTCTGCCATTCATCAATGTACTTGATTCTGACTAACAAGTGAGCACAATCAATCTCGCTCATTTTACTGTTAGTACCAACCTCATGAAAGTAAGGTTTATTGTTGTCACGATATCTGGATGCGAATAGATATAGTTTTTCATCGTTAGTAACGATTGCACCACCGTTGCCACTTGCATTCAGATTCTTTGTAGGATCAAAGCTGATAGCCATACCAGCGCCGACGTTGCCATCTGCGACTAACCAATGTTGTGCTCCGTCTACTATGACACCATATGATTGATCGTAGTGAAGATTATCCCAAGGCTTCATCCCATACAATCCAACTACACAATCATACAAACCACCTCGCTGTGTATGCTCTAGGATGCCATACTTGTCAGTGTCAGCTATCTCAACATCCCATCCAGCAGTCAAGAAGGCATTCATTGTTGCAGGATAAGTTAGATTCGGAATGCGAACCTTAGGATTACCATCCATAGTTTCACTGTGTTTGATCTTTTTCCAACGAGCAATAATCTCAAGTGCTTGTGTACCACTATGAACAGTGATAGCATACTTGGTCTTGGTCTTGTGCTTTAACCATTCTTCAAACGAACGAGTATAGTGGCCGCCCACAAGTATACCATCCTTCATAGCACGATGAGTTGCATCAAGCAACTCTTCGCCGATGTTCTTATACTGTCTTACTAGACCAAAGTGCGGAATGTTCATCCCCATTTTACCGTCATCCAAGTTAGTAGTTCTTCGCACACGATGTAACGTGTGCAAGCAAAGTGACAACCCTCAGTTTCTTCTGCGTATTTCCACATATGAAGGGGTTGAATTAACAACCATTCTTCTACGATAGGTCTAACATCAACTGCATAATACATTTGTTCAGGAGTATCATACAGTACACATTCATTCTGATTGAGTGCTAGTGTGTAATTTTTGAACCCAACCATGCCATCTTTCATTTGAAAGATAGGATTGGACTTTGCCATTGGCTGCACGCCAACTATATCTTTAGCAATAATAGCTGGCATCAACTTACGAAGGATTGGTATAGCGTGTTTATTAAACATTCTTCTTTGCCCAGAACTCTGATGTGCTCAGCCAGTCATAGTATTTCTGAAAGCCTTCTTCAACATCAACTTTAGGGTCATAACCGAAGTCCCTACGTGCAGCATCAATGTTCAATGCACCACGACTCGGAAAGTCTGCGTCTTTATCACGTACATTGATTGTACCTTTACCAGCGATCTTAACTGCTAAGTTGGCTGCATCAAGTAATGTTCTGCTGTGTGACTTAGTGATGTTGTATGTTTTGTTTTCTGTGTTGTCAGATAATGCGGCGCCTACAATTCCATCTGCGGCGTCTTCTACATACGTAAAGTCGAGTGTCTCGCCGGCACCATTAACATTGAGAGTGCCACCACGCATCGCCGTAAGCATGAATTTGGCAATAACGCGGTCTTCCACATCCAACGGACCATAGACGGCACTAGGACGTATAATAGTGTGTACGATGTTATCTCTACGAGTGTAATCTTTGACAAGCCATTCACCTGCTAGTTTCATAATGCCATATTGTCCTTGAGGATTGCAGATGGCATCTTCTGTAACATCATCAGTGAAGTCACCGTAGACCATTGAACTACTGATGTACACGAACTTTCTAACATCATAATTCTTGCTAGCTTCCAACAAGTTGAGCAACCCTTCACTCATAACACGACTCCCCCACGCAGGATTCGCATTGACTACTTTTTGTCTTGGGAAGCTAGCCATGTGAATTACAATCTCAGGCTGTTCGATGTTGAAAATTTCCTCCATCTTATCTTTATTGGAGATGTCTGCATCATACACAAAAGGACTATACCCCTTTAATTTTTCAATGCGTTCATCCATCAAGTAATCTATTTCGTCTTGTGGGATGATCCCGTAGTTTGTTCGGGTGTCAACAATAGATACCTGATGACCTAATTTGCATAGTCTTTCGACTACATTGTGTCCAATAAGGCCAAGACCGCCTGTTACTAAAATGTTCATTTGTATTTCAATTCAAAAAAGGTTATTTCTTCGGGAGTTAATTCAGCCCTGATCGTGTATAAGTAGCCATATGTGTTCATGTCGAGACTACGAAACCACTGTGGCTCGGGCTTAGAATGTTGCATGACCCACTTGCCTGCTTCTGTTTGTTGCCATTCGTATATGGGTTGAGCAACATATAGATCAGGATCTTCACTGTCGCTCAATCGTATTTGATGAACATTATACTTCATTACACTGCCATCTTAGCCTTGATAGATTCCATAGATGTATAGTTCTCTAACTTGATATCAGTCATAGTGAACTTTTCAATATCTTTGACTTCAGGGTTCAACCACAATGTAGGGTGCTTCAATGGAGTACGAGACAATTGTTCTTTAACCTGTTCTAGGTGATCGCTGTAGATATGAGTATCGCCAGTAGAGATAATCAACTCTCCGACTTTTAAATCACACACGTGTGCAATCAAATGAGTGAGTAACGCATAGCTAGCAATGTTAAAAGGTAAACCAAGAAACACATCCACGCTACGCTGGTACATATGACAAGAGAGTTCTTTATTTTTGTTGACATAAAATTGACTCATAACATGACATGGTGGCAAAGCCATTTGATCTAGTTCACTCACGTTCCAGGCACTAAGAATATGTCTACGACCATTGGGATCTTTTTTGATTCCTTCTATTAGATTTGCTAATTGGTCTACTTCAAGTTTATCGACCGCGAGTCTCGTTCCACCTTTGTGCGCCGGGCCCATGTCTTTCTCCGTGCGGTACTTATTCCAGTGACGCCATTGTACTCCATATACTCGTCCCAAGTCGCCCTCGAATTTCGCCTTAGGCTTCCAGTAGGGCGCAAGCGCATTTGGCGTCCAGATAGTAGTCTTGCCTTCGGCAGTACCATGGGTGAGTTCTGCCAGTCTACGTTCATCACTAGAGCCTTCAATAAACCAGAGAAGCTCACCGACGCAAGCCTTCCATGCAAGTTTCTTAGTAGTGACAGCGGGAAAAGATTCACGCAAATCAAAGCGAAGATTACGTCCAAAAACACTAATGGTGCCCACGCCAGTTCTGTCATCTTTTTGTTCTCCGTTGTTTAAAATATCTTGTAGTAAGTCTAAGTATTGTTTCATTTCTTTTTCCAAATTTGGTATACGTGATCTGTTTGGTCTTCACTAAACCAACATGTATAATTCTGTTCTAAGTATAGCAAGTCAATGAACGTATCACAAGTGTATTCGGAGAATGTCTTGGTTAAATGTACTTCATCGATTAAGTGCCACGCTGAGTTAATCAACTGTGCGCCACCGATGAGCCAAGCATTTTTGTATTCGCCGAAGTGATTTAAATTTGGTACTTGAATAGCACCAATTGGCAAATGTAGTGACTGACTGGACACTACAAAGTTTAGTCTTCCTATTAGTGGTTTCTTGGGGAGACTATCCCAAGTGTTTCGACCCATTACTACAACTTGGCCTTGAGTCAAATTTTTGAATCTTGGCAAATCGCCCTGAATGTTACTCCAGGGCAATTTGTTGTTGTAGCCTATCCCACCATTTGGGTCACATGCTACGATTAGTTTCATAGTTTATTCAGTAATTTATCTGTTTCAGGTTGCACTGTGTCAGCAATACTTTGCACATTAAGAATGAATTCTACACTGATAACTTGGTCATCAAGTTCATGTAGTTTTCTGCTTACGACTTCCTCAATATGATCTGGTTCTAATCCCTGTGTTAAAAACTTTTCAATGTTGATGGTGTGTTGTTTCTTACCTTCTAGTTTAATAATCAATTTCTTAATGAATTGTACTGGTATTTTGTTTTTCTCAACATCTTCGAGGATGTGTTCCCATTTCTCAATGAATTCAGGTGACATTGTATATTAGCTTGTGACTGTTGCCTTTGCAGGACGGCCACGCTTCTTAGCAACGGGCTGTGATACTACTGGTGTCAATGTTGGATCCATTGAACGTGCTTCTGCCATTAGTCGTTCTGACTCTGCTAGCAAACCACGGGCTTCTGCTGCCATTTTATTAGCCTGCTGAATACGTTGTTGTGCAATTGCCGCATCACCTAATGCATCACCAGAACTTTGTAGTCCTGCTGGTGGATTTTGGTTACCGCGCATTCTGCGTACAACATCTGCTGGATCTTGCAATCCAGAACTTGCATCCATTTCAGCTAGCTTCTTGACTGCGTTCTCACCTTGTTGCATTTCGTCTAGAATCTTGTTCAATTCATCTAGCTTGATGCGAGTGTTAGGCTGTGGTGTCATGACGATTAAAGAAGTTTGAACTTTCTTCAACTGACCTTCACGGTGCAATGTTTGCAAGATTGGCTTACCATCGACAGTATATGAACGATTCAATGCATCGGCCAAATTCTCACTGTTCTGACCGATATCAGATTCAATGCAACGAACCAATGGGTCATGAATGTGTTGATTCAATAGCTCAGTATATGTGACCAAACACATATGTGGTTCACCGGGAACTTCTCTAAAAATGACAGCGACTTTGCGGTCGCCATGCTTACCTACGTGACGTAAAAAACTCATATTATTCTCCTTGAGTATTAGTGATATTTAATATGAATTAAACGGTGTCAAATATTTTTAAGACCACTTCAATTCATACATCATTGCTTCTTTTGGGTCTTCAAAAGCAGGGAACTCGTTCATGTTAAACAGAAAATCAAACTCGTCACCGCTCTGCATGTTGGAGGTTATGCTGTATCGTCCTTCTAACTTAGAACGAATCCACAATTCAGCTTCAGTGGTTAATGCAGTAGTGGCTATAGTGAAGTGCTTTGGAGTATATCCTAGCTTCCTTTCACTATACCAATCTATAGGCTTGATGTTATAATCACTCACGTGTCAAGCTATCCAACATCTTATACTTGTCGTATGCTTCCATTACTGCGGGAGTTGTGTTGCGATTAGAAGGTACAACTTGCATCCATACCCCATCACCGTAATCAGTAGGATGACGATATGTACCATACCCATCACCCATCACGACTCTAGGCTGATGAATCTTACCACCGTTCCACAGTCTAGTTGCGAGGTCAGTTACCTCGTCAATTGGGAAGTCGCCCAATTCATAATTTCGAGAGTTACTAGCATATGGATTGCCCTGAGCATAATAGGTTTCTACCACCTGCATATATTGATCGAATTTAGGTGCGTAGGTGCGAGTTACGATGAACATAACATCATCCTCGGACACTTCACCTGCCATGATACTTTGCAAACACCCACCGAGGCTAAGACCAATGTATTTCATTTCTTTAGTTCCATCATCATTTCAATTTGATTAATCAAGTCATTGATAGCAGGGTCATCTAAGAACACTGCCTCTTTTAACTTAACCCAACGCTCTGCTAACTTCTGCTCCTGCGCATACATAGCATCAACATGATGCAACGTGCGGGCAGTCTCTCCCGACTTGCGAGAGTAGACTGTCTTTCCACCATCTGGTGATTCGTAAATCGTTAATACTTCACTAGACTTAATCATCATTGTGTTTAACGGCTTTGAATCCTGACCAGAGTACCTTACCAAATGCGTATAGTACTCCGATCACTGCTGCCATCAAGACAGCATAACCAATTGTAGTTAATGCTTCCATGTTTAACCTTTCTCGTCATACAGTGCAAACTGACCGAACGGGGGATTAGGATCAGGGTCACCGTGAATGATCCAAGTCGTATCACAGTAGTCTGGGTCACCCCAAGAACCGCAGGGGTAGCCGTCAGTGAAACAGATCAAACGATTGGGCACGTTGCCTACTTTCTTCAAATAGTCAAAGATAGCATCGAAGTCAGTACCACCACCGCCCATTGGCTCATAGCTGTGAATCGAATCCATGTTCTCGCTTGTGAAGTCTTGAGGGTTGTATGTGTCAGTATCGAAACAGAACACATGCACCTTGTAACCATCAAACGAATCCATCATGCCACCAATCTCACCCAAGAATGCTTGCGCTTGCTTGTTAGAGATAGAGCCTGACATGTCAATAGCAACGACCACATCGATTTCTTCGCCTGGAGTCATTCCGGGCATGATAGCATCCATGTGCCAAGACCGACGAGAAGGACGCATCCAAGAGTAGTCAGTACGAATTGCACTGGTCAAGTTAGTCTGAATCAGTTCACGCCAGGGCATGACTGGGTCAGTAGCTTGACGAATCAAACGTTCAACACCGAGAGGCATGCTACCAGCTTCGGCAGATTGTGCGGCGTTGATAATCGCTTGCTTGATTTCTTGACGGGCACGTTCACGTTCTTCGGGAGTCATCTTAGGACGACCTTTGCCCTTCTTGTTGCCTTCACCGTCACCATCACCATCACCGTCATCGCCTTCTTCATCACTGTCAAGGTGATCGTCAAGCATTTGATCTACGAGGTCATCGATGTTGATTTTCTGCACATTCTTCATTAGGTCATCATAGATTTCCTCAGCAGCCTTGCCGTCATACTTTTGTTCGTACAAGCAAGGAACTGTAGTAATGAATTGACCAACCTTGTGGCGCTTCAAGTCTGCGTTAACTGCGTAGTCGTCAGCAATGTTCCAGATTTGAGGGTCACGATGATTTCGGCGACCCATGTGATCGTAAACAACGTGCAAGACTTCGTGAGCCACAAGAAACTCAACCTCTTTGGGTTTGAGCATCATGATGAAGCGGCTGTTGTAATAGAATTTGAGACCGTCAGTTGCCGCAGTAGAGCACCATTCATCAGCATTAACGAGAGTCAGGCGAGTCGCAAGATTACCGAAGAAAGAATGACGCAACAGCAAGCCAATACGTGCGGTCACAAGACGCTCACGTGCCTGCATGTCTACGTTCTTATCCATAGGGCCTACAAGTTTCTCGAACTTGTCGCTACGGGTCTTTTTCTTCGATTTGTTTTTGTCGATTACATCGCTCATGTTTGTTCCTTTATTTCAGAATATGCTATATTATAGCATACCCTGGAATTATTGTCAAATTAGTGTAGGTTGCGATTTGCCGGTTTGATATCTTCCGGGCTATCAATGTCAGCGAGTTGGTCGATAAGGTCTTCGATTTCCTCATCCGAGAGTTCATCAACCAAAGACTCGATTGCGACCGGAGTAGATTTTTCAAACAGTTCGCCGGTCTCGGCCATGCTTGTGATTTGTTTAATCAAGTCATCGAGTTCTTCCTGCGATCCTTCGAACGAATCGAAGCAGCCAGGCATGAACACAACTTCCAATGGCTTCTTATCTTCGCTCATAGAGACAATCCTCGGTAGCCTGCATCAAATGCGATACGTGCATAATGGGCTCCTGCTTCAATTTCGAAGTGTTCCATTCCTGCAGTCTTTGTCCAACCCCATGCTCGGACTCGTTGACCAAGAGCATAAAAATACTTTTTACCAGACATACTATTCCTTTATTAAAAAAAGGGTGAGCATATTGCTACACTCACCCTGTAAAGCAGTTTAACTATTAGTTACCTGCCTCCACGATGTACTTACCGTACTTCTTGTGGAATTCATCGAAGTTCTTCAACTGACTTGGCTCGATTGGGAGCTTGTAAGTCTTCAACGCAATCTTCGCGCCCATCACAACCAACTCAGTTTCAAAGTTAGCCATGATGTAAGTGAAGAAGTTACCTGCCATTTCATGGAACTCTTTGTTGTTCACTTTCTTGTTTTCCAGTGCATCACGCAATTCGTAGCACATAGAAATAGTCAGTGAGTACATCGCAGAGATTTCCTTGACGTTCAAGTCCTTGACTTTGCCTGACAAGATATCAGTTGGGTTGGGCATCTTACCTGCGATCTTGCGGTGAGCCATAAACTTGACTGCAAGACCATCACCAACTGCACCAGACACCAAGTTGAACAGTGTATCAGAGTCAACATTGTCCTCGTCATTCAGCAAGTCAGACACGAAGCACCAGCTACGAGGAGTAGCAAACGCACGTGAACTAGACTTAGCATCGAAGTCGTAAATGTCATTCTTAGCGAAAGACAAGTAACCAACAACGTCTTTGTGAATGCCTTTGTTCACAGCCCAGTTCTGCCAGCTAGTGAAGTCAGGACGCATTTCCAAGTGAACGAATCGGTTAGCGAGGGGCATCGGCATGCGATATGTCACACCTTTGTCACTGTCTCGGTTACCTGCAGCCACGATAACAACGTTATCAGGCAAGAAGTATTTACCAACACGACGGTTCAGAATCAACTGATAGCCTGCAGCCTGCACTGCTGGGGGCGCACTGTTCATTTCATCGAGGAACAGAACAACGATTGGGTACTGCGATGCAAATTCTTTGCTCGGCAGATCGACGGGCTCAGCCCAATCCATCTTGTTGATTTCTTTGTTGAAGAAAGGGATACCGCGAATGTCAGTTGGTTCCATCTGAGCCATACGCAAGTCGATAATAGCACCACCGAGTTCTTCGGCAATCTCAGCGACCACCTCAGATTTGCCGATGCCGGGAGGGCCCCACAAGAACACGGGACGTTTTGCTTTGAATGCAGTCAGCATTGCTTTGCGGGTTTGAACAGAAGTGATCGTCAGATTGTCAGAGACGGGCGATGCCATAAGATGCTCCTAAAGTGAAGGTGTGTTTAAAAGAAAGAAACTGTAGTTTAACAGAGATTTGATTTATCGTCAAATTTATTTTACAAGATTTGGGCAACGATGCGATTGTACACATCCTTCTTTGCCATCATGTAATCGTAGTCACGTTCGCCGGGGCGAAAGTTGTTCCACTGATTCTGACCTGCATACGAGATGAGGTCACGTTTCAGGGATTCACCTGTGTAGCTTGCAATGAAACCATACAGGTCGTAGTGAGCAATGAAACCACTGCATTGGTAAACGAAGTTGTAACCTGTCTTGTTCAGGTTGTCAATGTTCTTACATGCCTTAACAACGTTAGAGACAATCAGAGTTTTTTGACGTTCAGTGAGGGGAGTCAGAGCCATTTCGTTTTCCTTTGTTTCAGTGTCAATACAAGTATTGTAACAGAGTTTGGATTTATTGTCAAATTATTCTTCGATTGCGCGGCGAAGAATAAGTTCCTGTTTACTAAATGCTTCAATTTCCCAGGGCATACTCAAGTATGCAGTTTTCTTGCTATACTTTTTGCCAGCCCAGATTGAGACTCCGTTTTTTGTAGACTTTAGTGTACCCTTAGCCATCTGTTTAACGTGAACCATTTCGTGTGCAAGTGTCAGTCCAATCTCTTTCAGTCTGCGATTGGGCTTGATGACAACCATGTAGCAACCCGTAGCTGCCGAAAGGTCAAGTGTAATGCCACTGTTGTCACCGCATTCGTCAGCAACACGAATGACTACTGCTTTAGTACTATTTTCGAGTTTCAGTTGTTTGAACATCGAGGGCAGGATGGCTTCAATGAACTTTTTGTTTCTGCGACTAGCTTCAACTTTGAATTCCATTTCAGCTCCTTTAATCAATCTATGAGTCTATTATATGCCCAAAACGATTTATTGTCAACCATGCTTCAATGTAGTCCAAGCAGGGTGCTCTAACAATTCAAGCAATCTATTTTCAGCATCAACTCCGTTACCAAAACTCATGACGTATATAGGTCCTGGTTTAACTTGATTATACATATCGGATTCACGAAACACCCTAACGATGTAACTGTAGTGGTACACTTCAACGTACCCAAACAAGCCTCCGCTTCTCAAGTCACACATTATCATAGTGTCACCATAAATGAGGTTCGTGAGTTGGTTCGTCTTTCAGAATCAATACAATTTCTTGTTTCTCAGAATACACCAATCCCAACGCTTCTAATAGATCGCGGCGCTCCTCTGCAGGCTTTTTCAACCATGCATCAACGACTTCATAAGACCCGTGAGTAGTCCCATTGACCAAATGATTCATGATCCACGATACTGTTTTCTTCAAAACAGGTACCGTGTTCGCAGGATGACTTCTGGCCATTGCTCCCATAAAATCATTTGCAAGGACTGCATTCCAAAAGCCACCGGGATGAAACCCATGGACAAGATAATTGAAAATAGGATCAGCGTAGTCTTTTGGAACTTCGTATTGTGAGAACGTTCCCATAAATTTATTTCTACTATGTGCTGTCAATGTCACTGTCAATGTCATACGAACCTCGCTACTAGATTGTTTACGAATTCATCCGAGCTATCACCCAGATCGTGGTCTTCACAGAATACAGCAACATCACCGAACTTGGCAAGTTTGCGACCTGCATCATCGTTATCACATACTGAAACAACCTTGCGGTTCAACATCATCAACCAATTACTCAAGTCTTTACCGGTGTTGTTGCTTAACACTGCGAGGGCACTAACACCTTTCGCAGTCAATCGTGCGGCATCAAAAACACCTTCAACCAAAAATACAACGTGCGGGGTCAGATGCAAACTTTCAACACCAAAGACCGCAAGAGTGGGTTGCTTTCTGTAAGTAAAGTACTTACCTTGCTTGGGATTGTTTTGTGGCTTCTTCTCGCCTTCGGGTCTGTATTGTTGGTAGCCAACAACTTGACCACTCAAGTTGTACAGGAAGAATGTTGCAACACGCTCAACCTCGTCCACCATAGGACGATGCAACTCAAGATTGAGGTGTCTGTCTTTCAAGTGTTCGAGAACTGTTTTCATTTCAATAACTCTGCCATTAGTAATAGTTTCTCTAAGTGGTCGATTGATTTGTTGATTGCTTCAATCTGTTTTTCCAAATACGAGAACTTTTGTGTTCGTCTTGCTTCAACTTCTAGCTTGCTTAATTCACTGACCATGTTGCTAATGTTGTTTAACATTTTACGCAAGTCTGGGTTGAACGGCAAACTGTTAACTTGAGTTCTCAATTTAGAGTGTACATGTTGCCAGTCAAGTGAAGAATTTATTTGCATACGCTAAGTATAACACTTTTGGGTATTTTTGTCAAGCCACAAAAAAGCCCCTTTCGGGGCTTATGTTATGCGAAAATTTCTAACGCTGTCCCGCATTCAGTACAAAACTTTGCAGTAGCTTTGTTCTGTTTACCACATGTAACACACTTAGGTTTGTGCTTTGTAGTTACAGGCTTTAATACAGGCTTATTGTCTTCTGTCTCACCTAACAACTTCAATACGATAGAAAACTTCTCCGGCTCCATTGCGTTCATATAAGTTGTTTGGAAACTTTGTGTAGACTTAGAGCCTGGCACAGTGATGCCAACATCGTTCTTAGGTGCTTCCATCCAATCCATAGTAGCCATGCCATCATGTATTTCCATCTTGTTGATGATACCATTAGTAGCACAGTAATTATCAATTGACGCACTGGCTGCTTGTGCAGTTGCTTGTCCGTTCTGGCTCCAATCAACACCACGCATTGAGCCATTGACGTTCGTAGAGTAAGAAGTACCGCTACCCTGTATCCAGCTATTGTTGATACTCTTGCTGTATTTGTCAGTGACTCCTGGATACTCACTTGACCCAATGCTGCCACTGATGCTACCAAAGTCAAGACCTCTAAAGAGTTGATTTTTTTGCCAATCATTCAAGTTGTTGACAGAGATAGGAGGCTTCTCAAACTGAAATTCAATACGAACTAATCCGTCTTCTAGTTTGACACCTCGTGGGCCGTCTTCGATTGATTGTGTGCGTTCGATGAATTTGAAACGATTACCCTCTTTAAGATTGCCACCCTTGATACTGCGTTCAAGGTCAATCTCTTGTCCTGCATTAAGAACAAGCCCACCTGGCGTCATGTTATCACCGTCGATAAAGACGTTGACTAGTGCTCGTTTTGTGTTGAGGTTTTTGAGTAGAAAACTGTATTCTGATCCGAAGGGGATATAAACAGTGTCTTTAAATTCGCGGAGAATTTTACCATTGGCTTTTAGGCTGGCCACCAGCTTTGATTCATACATCATATTTTCCTTTTACTGCTCACAGACTAAGAGCATGTTGGTTAAAGTCTGTCGGTGAAGCCCTGTGCTTCAACAGTATTTAGTGTAACACAGGGCTTATATAAAAGAAAATTGTTTGGTTAGTTTGCTACAACTTTAGAAACCGAATTGATAACACTTGCGATACGACCGATATCACGAAGTTGTTCTACCGTGTAGCCCATTTTCTTCAATCCTTCGTAGTGTGCTTTCACACAGAAGTGACATTTACCAACAATGCTTGCAGCCAAACTGTATGCTTCAAATCTTTCGGCAGTTGTGCCACCGTGAGTTGCAATAGCATTCATGCGTAACTGTGCAGGCAAGCCCTTCAAGTTTTCATCATCAGCCATTTCAACGAATGGATACCAAACGTTGTTTTGCGCCATCAACGCACCTGCTGTTAATGCCGCATTTGTTTCAGTCTTGTTTTGAATTTGACTTTCCATCCAAGTCCACAACTTACTGTTACCTGTTGCAAACGCTGCCGCTAATGCGACTGCTTCTGCTTCTTCTACAGGAAGTGTACTACGCTTGATTACAGCGTCAATGTTTAGTTTAGTATCCTTGGCATAGTCAGGAATACTGTTCTCTTTTAATGCGTCTACCCATGTTGTCATTTTGTTTCTCCTATAGAAGGGCAATCCTTACAACCCTTCTCTTTGCAGTATTCTACATAGTCAGTAAAGTCGTACATGATTGCCCCTTCTTAATTAAAGTGTATCACCACCGATTGGGCGTGAGCATGGGCACAACTCGCCAGTTTGCAATGCGTCAAGTACACGCAACGCTTCGTCTGGGTTACGACCAACGTCCAAGTTGTTCACAGTAACGTGTTGAATAACGTTCTCTGGGTCAACAATGAATGTTGCACGAAGTGCTGCGCCTGCGGGACCATAGAAGATACCAAGTTGCTGAGCCAATGACATTTCATCACGTGCTACGTCTGCGAACGACCATGAATTTGTCTTCTTCAAGTCTTCATGTGCATTACGCCATGCCAACTTACAGAACTCATTGTCAGTAGAACCGATCAATAGAACTGCATCACGATCAGCAAAGTCACCGTTCAACTTGTCATATGCTACGATTTCAGTTGGGCACACGAATGTGAAGTCCTTTGGATAGAACACGATTACTTTCCATTTGCCTTCGAAACTTTTTTCTGTAATAGTTTCAAATGCTCCTTCTGGTGTGAGTGCTCCTGGCTTAACGCCTGTAACTGCAAAACTTGTGATTTTATCGCCGATTGTTTTCATTTTATTTCCTTTTAAGTTAATGAATTATTTTCTCTGTGCTCTACAATTAGGGCATATCAACTGTAGATTGTCTTCCTTAGTATTGTAACTGTCTCCATCACTGTAAGTTACATCGAGTGGAATGTCTTTCCCATTGTGATGTTCGTTATTACAAACTTCACATTTATGACCTCTCTCTTTAATCAAGTACTGTTTAATCCAATCAGGGATTTTAGCCCAGGCTTGTGGCTCTTTGCCCTCTTTCCATTCTTGTACCTTCTCAAACATCTTGTTTCTCCGTTGATGTTCTTGTTGGCAACTATTATTACAGTACTTGTTAGTGTAAGAGTGACCTTTGATCGGATTGACCTTGCCACAACTCAAACAAGTAAAACAACCTAAATTTGACATTTCTTCTTTCTTAATAGAGCATCATTGTAGAGCACTATGTACTTTTATTTAGTGCTCTATGTTCTCTATTATATACTACTATTTTGCATTTTCAATCGTTTTGGTCATCCTCGTCATCGTCGGACCAGTCGTCATAATCAATTGCATCCAAATCGATATCGCTGGTCCCTTGATACTTTGGGTCGTCATACATCCTATAGTATCCTTCATTAGGCATAAGTTTTCTAAAGTCTGTATCTGTCAGCATTAGTGCGAGGTAAGTTACATCGCTTGCATTGTGGATATCAGTTACGTAGTACGTAGTTGTACATGCGCCACCTATACTTTTGATAGGACCATGTTTGATTTTCTTTTCTTTGAGCAACTCACGCAGTTTGTTTCCTCCCCAACCACTGATAGTTACACGGGTAATGCCTTTCTTGGCATTGTTCAATCGGACCTTATCGTGGGTCGTGAGTTCTGAGATTGTTGCGTTGTTCTCATCGTCAATCGTAAGGAGTGATTCCTTGATTTTGATAGAGCCTTTTGTCGCAGGATTGTCGGGAGTTTCTTTGGTATCCCAGGGAAGTTTACAGTGAACATGATTCACGTAAAATGATTCACCATGTGTTTTTAAGACCCACATAGGTATGGTCTGATCTTGCAAATGTCCCTTGTTGAAGTGGAACACTATGTCCTTACATGCGTATTCAATCTATGCCATTTTGATTTCTCCTTTGTTAATAGCAATTTTATTTATTAGAAATTTGCTTCTTCTAATTCTTCGTCAGTTAGACTCTCATACCGTAGTTGAACTCTACCATCATACTTGAGCAACAACCATGTTAGTTCTTCATCGGTATGTGTGTTCAAGTAAATCTTGTGTCGGTCAGTTAATATTCCATAACCAGTAGTCGCATCGCACCAGCCACTATCACCCTGTTCATAAGGAGACTCTAGATCATAATCTACACCAGAGTTGTTGATCCATTCAACATCATCTTGGGTGTAAGGTGGGGGCAAGTACCAAGTTTTCATATTTACAAATTATGGTGCGCTAGACGGGAATCGAACCCGTGATTCAGAGTTTTAGAGGCTCCTGCTATGCCACTTAGCTACTAGCGCAGTATGAGAGTTATTATACACAAAAAGAAAGGCTCTGTAAAGAGCCTTTCTACCCAATTCAGATAGAATTAGAATGTATACTTCAAGCCTGCAGTAACAGTGTTACCATCAGAATCCTGAACACGCTTCTGACCATACTGACGAGCCGTATCCAAAGTGAAAGCAACTTGCTTAGTCAATGGAAGGGTTGCGCCAACACCGACAGCCAATGCATAGCCATCACTAGTAGTTTGGTTATTCAAGTATGCGACTGCAACTTTGGGAGTCACAGTGACAGGGCCGAACTTAGCAATGTCGTAGCCAGCAGTAACGCTGTAACGGTCTTGATCGTTAGCACCCTTAGTGAAACGTTCGAAGCCACCTGTAACGCTAACCTTGCCATATGATTGACCAACCGCGATACCGAAGCCTTGACGGGCAGTTGGTGCGCTATAGTCAGTTGTTGATGTTACGCCAACTTCCAAAGCTGATGCTGAGAATGCGGCGACTGCTAAGATTGATGCGATTGCAAATTTTTTCATTTAGTTTTCCTTTAAAAAATGCTTCTTTCGAAACATGAACTATTATATATCACTCGAAAAGTACATGCAATAAAAAAGGCTACCGAAGTAGCCTTTAGTGAGTTTCTGTTACGAGGTATTTCTTACCCTAGCGGCCTTTATCAGGCTGCAATGCGGAAACTTTCGTCATTTGCATTTAAGTTTTTTGCGTCTACGACCGGGTCACCCCAATCCTACGGGTTCTGCTTTCCCGAGCTGTCCACTCTGTTACTCTTTGCCCTGTCGAAACCATTTCATCCCCAACAACAACACACTATTTCTAATATGCTCTTGGTGGAGATGGGGGCTTCGAAGCCCCGTCCAAGACTCATTTCTCGTTGTATCTTTCCTTTCGGACTTTACAGCAATATTCTTATTTAATCAATCTACGCTTTTGTAAATTCAATTCTGCTATTTTAGCATCGTCTGGCTTTAGATAGTAATTCTTCTCACCATCGTTATACCAGTGTCTACCAAAGGCATTGTTGTTTTTATTCTTGCGTAGTTGACTCCATTCAGTTGTTGTGATCCAACCTTCCGGGATTTGTTCTTTATTATACTTCTTGCGTGATGACAAGTCAACCGCATCTTTTACCACACACCAAACTTTTCCAAATTGAGAATTGTTTTCTTTCTGTTGGTGCTGTCTTTCGGCAAAGGTCTTCTTACGCTTTTCCATTGCGGATTCACTATTGGCTAAAGCACACACCTTCTTTTGATGTTCTTCATTCACGGCAAAATTGTGTTCAGTGCGGATACCAGTGAATGGATTAGGGTGTAATTGATGGCGCAACTTTGCCGCTTCTCGTTGTCTTATTCTTACCAATTCTTCTTTTGGGCTTAACTTTGCTAACCCGTGCCACGCAACATAATCTTGCCAACGACCATATTCTTCGTATAACTTGCGATGTGCTTCTGCGTGGTCATCAACAGACAATTCTACAAGATTACTCGGATCGTCTGTTCCGCCTGCGTGTTTAGGAATAATGTGATGTTTGTGGCTCATACAAGTATTTATACCTGTCGAACCAAAGTCCAGCATTTACTGAATCTTATTAAACTCCAAAATGTTGTTTAATCTGATTGGATTTAGTTTCCACTGCCACTTGCCAACCTGTGTCAAAATATTCATCCTTGGACAAACTATACATTATAGTAGTGCCTAGTGGACGAGGGTTATTATTTTCCACAATACTCAAACATTCTCTCACAATCAATTCGGCGAACTTTTCCAACAACACAATTTGTTTTGTGTTAGTCAAATAATCTACGCTAATACCAACTTCTGTGGCAAGTTCTCGAATTCGTTCGTTCATTCTTCAACTCCGAAGTGATCTTCAATCCTGTTAGCAACAATCATTCCTGGACCAGAAAGTTTTGGAGCATCGTATGCGTAGGCAATATCCATACATTCTCTCACAATCAATTCGGCGAACTTTTCTTTACTAAAAATCAATTCACCGTCATGCTCGACAAGACTTTGTGCGGCAAACTTTTCTAACATTGGTATCTTACTCATACATTATTCCTTCCTATGCGGCTGTAGCCTAACTTTGATTTAATCTCTTTACGGTCCGTTTTCTTTTCTGGTTTCCAGGCTCTTGGATCTACGGTTTCGCCGGTTAGTTCATATCTGTAATCTGGATCGTAAACCATGTATCCCAACTTGTTCCATTTGATTACTCCCTTATCAAACAGGAAGATACAACCGCGGCACATACAAAAACTGGCACCATTATCGCTCATCACATTACCATTTACCGTGCCAGCATACTTGACTACATTGCCCTGGTGCATTTGTTTTACGGCTTCGTGATAGTCAATCATTCTTTACCCCCAATAATTCTTTAACTAGGGTCTTTTTATCTTCTGTAGTCATACCGACTTCGAACCTCTCACGCATAACTTTCAACACAGCCAAAGCACCGTTGACACTTTTCATAACTTCTTCCTCTGATTGACCTTGTCGGAATCCAGATTCGGCAAGTTCGTTGGCAGTTTGCTTGACTACATCCGAAAACTCAATAACCATCAACTCGGCAAATCTTTCCATTTCCGGTGATACATGGTCTTCAATAGGGAGAGGGACATAACCGTATGCTCTAACAAATAGTTCTTGAATTCGTTTGTTCATTTTAGGCTCCGAAAGTAAAAACAAAAGGGATAACAATCAGTGCCATTAGGATAACTGTCGCACACACAGCATTGACCACATCGTGAAGGTCGTAATCGTAATATCCAAGCACTTCAAACTCCTGTTTTGTTACTATGACTATAGTATAGCATCAAAATGATTTATTGTCAACCGACAAAAAAAGCCCAGGAAATCTGGGCTTAAATGTAATACTTTTGTGTTGTGGTATTTGCGGTGTCCTACCCTTGCGTCCAGAACACTTTTCTCTTTGCTTCATACAGCAATAACTTTTATTCTCCGTCGGGATGTTTGTCGTGCCAATCCATTAGCCACCAGATGGCAGCAGTGAATACAACAGCGATAAAGATCCATACAAAGAACATAGTGTATTATTTATGATTTCAGCTTCAATAGCAAGAGTTTTCGGTAAATATCAATCAGTTCTTGGTTGAGTACTTGCCCAGTTGTATCATAGATGTCCAAAACTTCTCTCACTGTGCCAGGGTAATTGTTGAAATCAAAAACTAGTTCCTTGACCCTGTTCTGATTGTGTAGTATCTTATCCTTTACTTTGTCGTATAGTTTAGGTAGCTGATCTAATGGAGTCTTTGATAACTCTGTAAAGTTAGACGCAAGTTTTTCACAACGGCTAAAGTAGTTATGTTTACTCACAGTGTCGAACGAGTAGTCAAATATTTCCGAGTAGTGTTCAAAGCCTAGCTTAGTTAACAATTGTGAGTTTGAGTCAGCACCTAGAACTAAGAATGGCTTACCTAATATCAACGGTGTTGCTGTCTTTTCTGATATCTCGATTACCTCTAAAGATGTTTCTGCTACTAACTGTGCAAAGGATTGAGAGTACTCGTCTGGCATACAGTACTGTTCAAAATTACTTGAGAAGTTGTCAGTTAGTGACATAATTCTCCCATCAAAGTATCTCCAGTTATAATTTGTATGCTCATGCCAAGATACTGCATTTCCTTGTAGAAGATTGTACTTTGCTAGTGTATCTATCATCACACAACGATGTCGTTTAGCCCTATGATTCATTGATACAAAATGATATTTGTATTCAAGTGATTGTTCTTGTGGTTGTATTTTTAGATAAGTCTTAATTAACCAATAGATATCCCAAAAAGTTCTATCTACGTTTGGATGTGACGGTTCTTTGATTACAAACGATGATAGTCCCACTAAGACCTCTAGCTTCTTTTCTTTAGACGAAACAGCACTCAACAATTGTTGATATTGTTGAGGCATGTCCCAATACAAGAAATCGTTCAAGCAGAAATAGAATATCCTATCAAAGTCTTCATTTGAAGCCTTCTCAGCGAGGCGTGTTAACTCTTCCGGATCACGCAACACATCCCATATCTCTATCGAAAGGTTGTTCATTTATAGTATGAATCAAATTTGTTTCGCAACCATTCCCATTCATAACTCAACTTCAACTTTTCAAAGTCTCCATTAACTGATTCATAGTACTCAATCGCATGTTGTGCTCCGTCGGTGCTGTATTCGTTGAACTTGCCCATACCAACTGTGAGCCACATCTCTAAACGATTCTTACTTACATCGTCTGTGTTCGCACGTAATTTTAGTGCTTCACGGAAACTAGTACGCCACGTTGACCATGCATCTGTGTTGAAGTTCGCAGTGCCTGACAACAACTCAACAATCTCATGTTCGTCATCCATCGTAAAGTCAAGACCCTTACCTTCGTTAGCGAGTGTTAGTTTCTTGTTGTACGCAATCATTGCTTGGTGACCATAGACTAATCCATTCACAGGATTCTTAGCATGAAATACATAATGCTTAGGAAGCTGTAGTCTATCTGGTTGCCAGTTCCAATCGAACTTGTTACTGACTTTTAACTTAGCAAAGACTGTGAACATCCAAGGTGTCTCACTTGCTTCTGCCGCAGCATGATAAGCAGCTACACGACCATTGACACCATCAACACGTGTAACACGATTGGCTAAGCCATGTGTTGTTCTTAACAAGTGTTCATAGTTCTCGTCTGCTCCTGTCTCACCGTTAGACAAGAAAACGATGTCCATTGGCTTAGACAATGCTAGCTTACTGTTAGTGATGATGTATGGATAGTCATACAATTCACGCTTAACTTGTTCTTTAGCTTCTTTAGGAATTGTGATGCGAGTACCACCTGTGCTAGTGATGATAATGTTCTTTGTCTCTGGACTCCATAGACTCATAGGCTCAGTATCAATCACTTGAATATCTTTGTCAGTGCTAGACACAAAAGTAGCATAAGGGAAATCAAAGTCTGCATCGATAGATGAAACGTGAGTATCACCTTCAGTCACGATAACAGGCGCACTTAAACGTTTTGCACGTTGGTGTTGATTGTAGTTAATCTTTTCATAGTCACCTAATGCTTCCATGTCAGTAATCAACTCACGCAACTTGTTCACGTTCACTAAGAATGTGTCGCCAAACTTTTGCTTATCGCTAGGGAACACATGTAGTTGTTCACGTGCGAATGGATCGCAAATATATGTGAAGTCAAAGTTAAAGTATTCGCATACAGTACTGAGTACCCAGACGTAGTGTTCTTTTTTGTTAGGTAACTTAGCAACCATATTCTTGAACGTATTCAAGTAACTATCTTCGTACTTAACAATCAATCGTCCTTCACATTCAATATCGTTGTAATCACTAGCTGTCAAGTTGCCATGATCGATGTATACAATATCATACAACACATTGGTTGCAGTTGCTCTGCGATCCTTAACAAAATTTAAGTTGCTCAAATGTTCGATGATCTTGATGTGCTTAGTATCTTCTGCAAACGTTTCACGATTGACCATGAACGTTGTTCCCCAATGTGACCACTGAGTACCAAACACTTGAACCATCTTCATCTGCCAAGGGTTAGGATAATAATTGAAGTCAAAGCCAGTGTAATCTAATTCACTGTTAATGATCCAGCACAAGTTAGTAGAAGCACGGTTGATACAACGATTGATAGTATCGACCCAGCTATTCAAGTAGCGAGTCTTTTGAATGTCAGGGAACTGTTGCTTCAATTTCTCAAAGCGTTCTTTGACTTCTTCGTTACCTCTATCAACAAAGAACATATCAATCTTTGTCTTGACTTCCATCTTGCCTTCGACATAGTTAATCTCAGTAAAGCCTTTGTTATAAGATACAGCGTTAACAAAATATGTTTGTGTGTTGATGTTATCTTCTGAACCAAACGCATGAACATAGTTAGCTTGTTCGATGCTTGGTCTCCAAGCAAAGTCAAAGTTCGAGTAGTCCAAGTCAGGGTTCAATGCCCAGAACAACTCGGTTGGATGCTGTTTGATTAAGTCCTCAAGTGTTGTTTCAATAAAGTATTGAGAACAAACCAATTCAGTTGATTCTGTTTCAACACGTTCTAAGTTAATCATCTCACCGTCATTGCCGGGTACAAGATAACGAGGTCCGTCATTGGGATCAGTAATAGTACCAAATTGATACACATACTTAGGTGCAGTGCTATCTGGATGCCACGAGAAGTCAAACGTTGATACATCAACGTCTTTAGGTACAACCCAGTTAGTTCTATCTGGTAATACTCTTGCCTTCTGAACGTCAACAAACTTAACATCAACTGCACCTGGCATCACATATCGTGGGCCACCTGTCTTCTGCCATTGAGTACCGAACTCATAGATATAAGGCTTGTCTTCAACGCCGGGTTGCCAGCTAAAGTCGAATGATGTTCTATCTACGTTGACTGGGATTTCCCAGTTAGTCATATTAGGTAGCTTTTTAGCTTTCAACACACGTGTATCGATGTATTTGATAGGAGACATGTCATCACACTCAGGTGCGATATACTTAGGTCCACCACTAGCTTGCCACTGTGTACCAAACTGATAGATGTATGGATCGTCTTCTGCATATGGGTGCCATGAGAAGTCAAATGCTTCCACATCAATGTCATCAGGGATGATCCAGTTCTTGCGATTAGGAGCAGCCTTTGCAGTAGGTTCTTCAATGTACTTAACAACTGTAGCACCAGGTACAATGTACTTAGGACCACCACTCAATGCCCACTGTGTACCAAAGACATAGATGTATGGGATGTTCTCTGTGTCATCTGGGTGCCATGAGTAATCAAAGTCAGCAATTTCAATATTCTCTGGTAGTTTCCAATTACTGTCACTAGGATTATCAATGTATCTTGCTTTTATATCTGACACATACTTAACTTCAGTTGCCCCGTCTACGATGTAACGAGGGCCACCTGTCTTCTGCCATTGAGTACCAAACTGATAGATGTACGCAGGATCTTTGGGGTTAGGTTTCCAACTAAAATCAAACTCTGATACATCAATGTTCTTAGGTACTTCCCAGTTTGTCATATCAACTGCTAATGTAGCAACTACATCATTAATGTATTTGACTTGTTTAGCACCCGGCACACTGTATTCAATCGTAGGCATGATAGTGCCGTCATATTGTTTGTTACCAAAAACATAAACGTATGGTTCTTCAGTAGTGTCAGGGTGCCATGAGTAATCAAACTCAGCGATCTTATGATTTCCCAAGACTGCAAAATTCTTTTTACTAGGTAGACGAATAGCCTTCAGAATACGTGTATCAATATATTTGGTTGCGCTATTCTTATGTACACCCGGTGTTATATAACGAGGACCACCTGTCTTCTGATGTTGTGTACCAAATTGATAAATGTAGGGTTCATCTTGTGCGTATGGATGCCATGAGAAGTCAAATGCTTCTACATCTATGAACGATGGTATTTCCCAGTTAGTTCTATCTGGAAGTGCCTTAGCAACCATGTCTTCAACATACTTGATTTCAGTTGCACCTTCTACTGTGTAAACAGGACCACCGCTTAGTGCCCATTGTGTTGGGAACACATAGATATACGGAGGACTAGTGGCATCTGGGTGCCATGAGAAGTCAAAGTCTGCAACGTCAATATTAGATGGCAATGTCCAGTTATCGTTTGACACACGATGTTTAACCTTCATCGTATCAATGTACTTAACCTCAGTCGCACCTTCGACTATATAACGAGGGCCACCTGTCTTCTGCCATTGAGTGCCGAACTCATAAATGAATGCAGGATCTGCTGGACTAGGTTCCCAACTATAGTCAAAGTCAGAATCATCGACATCATTGGGAATTATCCAATTGTCAAGACATGGTAGGCGAGTAGTTCTATCTCCCATGTATTTGAACTCTGTTGCACCTTCAGCAACATATTGTACAGATATCTTGTCTTGTGGAATATTCCACTGATTGCCCCAAGCGTAGATAAAAGGTGGGCTAGTAGGATTAGGTACCCAACTATAGTCAAAGTTTTCGATCTTTTCGAATGTATCGAAGTTCTCTGGCTGTTGTGCTAATATAGCGATGCTGTTCTCAATGAACTTTTTATCTGTGGCACCCTTAACATGGTACTCAACTGTAGGCATGATCTTGCCTGAATGCCACTGGTTACCCCATACGTATATGTATGGAGGATCCGTTGGATCAGGATGCCAGCTAAAGTCGAACTGTAGTTCGTCTATAGGTACTAGCACATTCCAATTAGTATTCTTTTCTTTCTTGCGTATGAGTGGAGTTACATCCGCACGATAGATAATGAGTGGTTCTTTATTGCTAGTGTTACATAACCAAGTGCCGCTGTCTCGTTGATGCTGACTAGGCCACACATTGATGTGTTCTTCTGTCCATACATCTTCGTCGGGTAGAAATTCGAAGTCCCAATCCCAATCAAATCCTCGATAGTCACAGAACTCATTGATTACCCAGAAATCAACCGTTGTAGATTGACTTCTGGCATCTTCGAAATTTTTAGCAAATTTTTCTCTGGGGTGAACGTTTGGCTTACTGCCGTAATAAAATACATCTCTCAACATGTATCTACTTATGACGATTCGTAAGTAGCTTTAGTTTTTATAGCATACCTGACGCTCGTGCGATACCAATTACACCCACTAAAATCCAAAACGAATTTAGTAACGTGTATGCTTTGTCTTTTCTTAGGTGAGCACAATATGCCAACAAGATAGCATCTAGTGTATTAGTTACCCAAACAAACATAAAGGGACTTTCAGGGCCCATCCATGATACTAAGGTGAAACTGATAATACGCATTATCACACCAATCATTTCCATTAATGGAATGTTTTTCTTAATATATTCTCTAATCATTTTATACTCTCTTATGAAATCACTTTAACATTATACATTTGCTCGAACCTATCAGCATCATCTCTATCGTTGACCATTGGTTCTCCGCGGATATTCAATGATGTATTCAGTAGCATTGGGCAACCTGTTTCTTTATACCATGCTTCTAAGAGTTTTCTAATTCCCGAACCATCTTTCGGTACAGTCTGGACACGACTAGTGCCGTCAGCATGAACGATAGCAGGAAATAAGTGAGGAAGCCTACAACGAGCGATGACTTGCATATACCTACTGTTATCCCAACCGTGAGGCATATCAAAGTAAGTATCAGCCAGCTCCTCCAAAATAACAGGTGCAAAGGGTCTGAATTTTTGTCTACGTTTGATTTCATTTACTTTATCCTTAATTTCTGGACCTCTTGGGTCCGCTAATAAACTTCTATTGCCTAACGCTCTTGGGCCAAACTCAGCCCGGCCACTAGCAACACCGACAATACTGTGACTAAGCAAGCGTCCAATAATGGCATCCACTGGGTAAGCACCTTCAATATTGTGGCCCAGAAAACTATCACGCCAATTAAGCCTGCCACCGTAGCCCAACGCGGCGGCGCCCAAGCTATTACCAGCGTCACCAGGATTAGGCATAATCCATATGTTATCAAAAAATGCTCCTAAGAATCTGTTAGCTGAACAGTTAAGTGCAACACCACCACCATAGACTAAGTTCTTGCTCTTGCCGATCTTGCTTGCTCTTTTCATTACTTGTGCAATCAATAGTTCAACAACCTGCTGACTACTTGCAGCAATGTCCATCTCGTCTGCATCTTCTAGAAAGTCTTTACTTACACCGGTGTGTAAATTCTGCGTGAAATCAATATCTTCTTCACTGTCTAACAATACTTCACGCATTGTATCTACGTGTTTGTTTTGACCATATGCGGCCATACCCATTAGAATGTATTCTTCGTCTAATGGACGTAAGCCAACTCGTTCTGTCATTGCTGAATAGAACAAGCCAATTGAGTCGGGGTACTTCTTAGACCATAGTTTCTTGTACTTGGCTCTGCCGTTGACATACTTTGCATCCCAGATAGTAATCGTATCGAACTCACCGATAGCATCAATCACGACTACAGTTGCATCATCGTATGGGCTCGTCTGAAACCCTGCAGCAGCATGACTCAAGTGATGATTGTGAGTGGTTACACTAGACACATCCAACTGCTTTAGATATTGTCTGCCAATGATATTCTTTGCACTAAGATTAAAAATGAATGGCTTCTCACCACTACGCACTTGTCGTAAGAACTTCATCCAAGGACGTTCGTAGTAATGAACTTCCCACTTGTCATTAGTGTGTCTAATCGCATCCTCAATCAAATCGTGGCACAATTGTTTATCATGCTTACTCTTGCTATAGCGTTCACTATGACCAGCAAACAAGATGTTACCTTGGCTATCCACAACACTTACAGCAGCGTCATGGAATCCAGTTGATATACCGATATAGTTCATTTGTAGATAAAAGGATCACGTTTACGTAGTTCTTTGATGCGTTTACGGTACTTGTACTCACGTACAAGGTTCTTGAAAAATCTGATTAGAAACATTTGTTTTCCTGTATAAAGTTGTATAGTTCTTCTGCAAAAATCTGATGGGGTTTCTCACCATGATGCCAGTATTTGGCTTTGTCATTAGTGTATCCCAAGGCTTTATACTTTGGGTAAAACGCCTCAGATGCATTGTGTACACCGTAATATTTAGTGTAGTCGATTAAACTAAGATAAAAACCAAGGTGGTCATCTACTCTTTCATACACTGGCATTGCGTTACACATTACATACTTAACGTTCTTTGATTTAAAAAAGTATTCCATCTGTAGTATGTAATTTAATGACATGATTTCCATAAACTTCTCATTCTCTACGATGAACTTATGGCACTTTTTAGTCAACTCAACTTCACCCGGAGTCCATGGATCACCCTCCCAACCAAGTGTTAATCGATAGAATCGTTTAGCAGTTATGTCTAGCCAATTAACATGGTCGCATTCAGGCAAATACACATCACGATCTACTGGGATTTCCATTCGTGTACTATCAGTCCATGCAATCAATACTACCACTTCCATTGATTCAGGATCGTAGTTTGCTTCAAACCATTTAAGAACTGTACGAGCGATACCACTATTGCTGTTGCCGGCAATAGCTAAGTTTACAGGAAGATATTCCATCTTCTGAGATAATAGGCTACCAAAGCAATGATGACGATTGAATTCTGAGTCAGGGGTGCCGTCAATCTCACTACCTGCTGCATGACTGCATCCTGCAATCAACATAATCTTTTGTTTTTCCATCTTATACCTTCAATTTGTTATTGACTAATTGTTCATTGTGTTCAAGTATCGGTAACATTTGACGATACATATCCCTCAATTCATCAATAGATTTATCATTGATAGAATCAATGACTCGGAAAATAGCGAATAGTCTTTCTTCGTGATTCTCGATTAGATCGTATGATTCGTCCCAAAAGTCATTGAACGTCTTAAACCCTTCTTCCTTCAAATACTTTAATGTATGGGGAGGAGCGCATAGAACGAACGGCTTCTTATAGAACATGGGCTGATAAACCTTCTCACTATAGTTACCTGTTGCTTGTGCAAAGCGAGATTCAGTTACAATGTCACAGAAGATATCTCTATAGAACTTCTCAAGTGAGTTAGTTGTTTCTGTCTCTCCGGTAACTGAACTGTTGTTGATCTGGTCATAGATAATCTTTCCGGGAAAATGACTATCCATCAGATATTGGTGACTAATCATCACCGCTTCTTTGACATTTAAATCAATGTTCAATGGAGCATTACGTGTTAAGTATTGTGTGCCTACAATCATCTTATTAAAGAACTCCATTGTATCATCACTTTCTTTCCATTCATGTAAATTATACCAATCAGCTTCGGCTACTGTACAGAAATCTGCTCGAAAATACCATGATGTATAACTATTCAACGGGGCCACATATGCAGCAATTAAGTTACGATGAGGGGTATATCTCCAATTGGCGCATATAAATTTCTTAGTGAATTGATCTGCTACCGAATGATCTTGTACTTTGATCGGGATGCAAGTCTTAACAAACAAATCATCACATACTAATTTCATATAAGGACGATAGTAAGGTAGCTGATTATCCATATCATAATCACATGAGCGTACAGTTACATTAGTTAGTCCGTTACGTTGAACATATTTTTGTATTGAATCTAGTTCGTCAGCACGAATAGATTCAGGATCTTCGTCCCCGGTGAACTCGCTATAGAACCATCTAGAGTGCTTTGTTCCGAAAGGTGGATGACGCTGCTGTGCCCCTACTACGTAACTACACAATGGTTCATATAGATAAATGTCTAGCCCATGCTGATTCAAGTATTCAACGGCTTCACTATCATGTACAATATCACCGATCTCAGGAATCTCTTGGTTGTACATATAAACCATATATGGAGTAGTTGGGTTCTTTAGCTTGTGTCTAATGTTGAACAAGAAAGGATCTACCAAGCTAGGTCTCTTTGATTCTAAATTAGGGATGTTATACCAGTGTAGATTTTTCCATATGTCGTTTGAATTGATTTTCTCACAAGTAATTTGTAATGTATATCTATCCTCTACACCGATGTTGCTTGCTGCATGGGGGCAACCTGCTTCCCATACAAAGTAATCGCCGGCTACCCAATTAACAATACCGATGCCATCAATCTCTAAGTAATGTCCTGGCTTCCAGTCTTCAAGCATTACTAGAATGCGACAAACATCTTCGAACTTAGCACCATTAAGTCTCATGTATGTACGATAGTGATCTGAATGCTCGGGCATTATCTCTAACGTCTGCATCTTGTAGAATGTGTACGTCAAGTTTTTAAAGTCAAACAATCCATTTAATTTGTACACCCATTCAGGCATAGGATTTTCATTGCTATACATGCTTCCAGTAAAGCTCTTTACATGGTCATATCCTTTACTGACCCATAAATCAACTTCTTCCTGTGTTACGGGTTGTTTAGTGTATGGAAGTTTGTTATACGAATCTGGATCCCAGAATCTTCCAATATGGCCTTTATACCATTTATGCTTACTCATGATTTCTTTCAATATCTAATGTGACACAGTGGAAGCAACCTCCCAGTGTACGTGCGTGACGCATTGGTAACATCTTAACTTCAATACCCTTTGCTTCTAACATATCACGCAAGTTTGTTTGATGTTCTTCTACGATAGCTAAGTTAGGATTAACGCTAAACATATTTACACTGACCCATGTGCTAGCATTACAAAAGCCAGGGTAATGTCCAATATCAACAGGCTCAGGTGCCCAGATTACATCCCAATTACGCAATACCTCAGGTAATTGTTCTACTGATTTAATACGTGATGGGTTTAATAGCATTAATCCTTCACGCAACAATGCAATCGTACTGTCTAAATGCATATAGCTGTAAACATTCTCAATTAAATGCACACGCTTGTTTGGATGTAAGTGACGCAACATCTCTGCACCTGTCTTATTTCCGCTATTGCTCACAAGATAAAACAAGTCATCATTGCAACGTAATACATTGGCAGCATCAAACGCAGGCTCTGTCTCATTCAGTGCTAAGATATCAGGGTTGCCGATACAGTTCGCATTATACAGATTAGTATTGCGTGGGATGTTCGTTGCCATGACTTTACCGTATTGTTTAAGTGTGCCGTACATAGCTTTGAACTCATTAGCTCTACTACGCAATGGGTTAGGAGTAGCGAGGATAACGTCATCGTGAATCAATACTGTGTCACGTGGGCAATAGTTGTAATAGTCTGGCTTGAAGGACTTATCTGGACGATAGACAGTAACACCCTGACTCTTTAAGAAGTCGCTTAATATCTCTAAGTCTTCGTTCGCTTCGTCAATCACTTGTTGTGGATATGGACCCTGCGGTAAGTTATACATATAACGCTTGTCTGCATAGTTGACAAGTCGCAAGCTAGGATCTGCTAGGGGAATACGTGCATCATCTGCGATACCCACGATCACTGACTTTAATGGGTCCCATTCATTCTTACTTAACATTGAATACTTTCATCTTTGATATATCTGGATAGTCTTTAAAAGACCATTGTCTCGGCTCCAAGTCCTTGACGATGTTGAAACGGTCGAGTCCCAATTGTGCTGTCTCTGGGGTCATGTAGTAATGGTAGCCCAATGTATCTACGTCTTGTTCAGCCCAAGCAACATCTGGAAGTCGACCGTCATAACTCATCTTCTTTAACTGTGTATATGACTCGTAATCATCAGTTAATATCATTCCACCACGTCCTACGTTTAAATGTTTCTTGTGTTGAAACGATAGACACATGAATGAGTTAGGTACATAGCCACCACGCTTGAAATACACGGCAGCATCAATGATATTAGTATTGCCCAAGAAGTAATATTCTTCCCAATTAGTATGATACCAATGCCAATTAAGATGTAATTTCTCTAAAGTCATAGGCACACTCAGATAAGTGTGCTTTTGTGTAGTGACTTTCTTAAACTGTGTATGCCGTAGACATAGCTCAAGTGCATGAGTACAACAGTCAGTGGCTACGGCATACTTGCTGCCGTAGAACTCTGCTATTGTTTCTTCAAAATGTGTGACTTCGATCATACTGGGAGATTAGGTCTCGATACTTTACGTGTCTTGATACTATCAAGTGAAATAGTCTGAACTTCGGCTAGCTTCATGACTTCTTTCTCTGGTAATGCATCACGCTTAACGTCAGATACCTTTACTTCATAGTCTTCTACGTTACCCCAGTCACCTGTACCCACATAATGTAGATTAAATGAGAAGTCAATAGTTGCATTTAATGCAGCTTCTTCATTCAACAAGTCGCTAAAGTCTTGACCGTTACGTCCTTCTTCGTCACTCCAGCTAGGCTTTGCTAGCTTACGGGCACGTTTAGTTGTATTAGATTGTAGTCGTGAATAGTCTTGTGCATAGAACGGACCTTTGCGACCCTCTGGTGGAGGCAATCTGTCATCATATGGGTTCTCGACATTCTGGTCGAACTTCATATCAAAGTCAGCAGACCAATGACCTTCGTCACTAATCGTAAACTTATACACTGCATTAAACATACCCGGGCCAAATTGACTACCGAATTCTTTTAAATCAATCTCAGGGTTGAAATGAATCTCAGCTTCATAACCTCCACGACAC